TTAGGTTGGTGCCATTGCTCGAACTATTTTGTAGAAGGCCCTCGAATTCCGACCACTACCCCTCACCTCGACAATCGCCGCATCGCCAGACTCCGAGGTGTAAACCTCAAAGTCCACGTCGCCGCCGTGTGGGTGGGTCTGCTGGAAGTGACACTTCGCCCCCTCGATTGCGTCTTTCAACGTGGTGGGATTATTCACACAGGGATAGAACACGCTGCTGTCCGTATCCGAAAGGACACCGACAGTAAACAGGGTCGTTTCGCTCATTTCACGCTCCTTCCATAGTTGCGTGTCCGTCGCCTTCGCCACACTCTCGGCGACTCTTCCAAGTCCGGTCAGGTCTTCCATCATCAGGCCCTCCTTGGCCGTCATTTTACCACGGATGCGGGGAAGACGGGAGACGCCTCCTGGCTGCTTCCAACCGGAAGGAGTAAGCGCTAGTAGTACCGCTTGATGATGTCGGGAAATCGCGGGGCCGGGTCTCTGGCCCCGCTTTCGCTTTCGATCCGCTCGACCTCCTCCAAGGGGATGCGGACCTGGCGGCCCGCCCGGTAGCAGCGGACCCGGCGGCTGCGGCACATGCTGTAGATCGTCTTGGGACTGATCTTCAAGCGGCCTGCCACTTCGGGCACGGTCAAGGCGGTGGGCTGTGGCATCTTGCCGCTGCCATCTATCAGAACAGCGGCCAAGGCGAGGCTGGCGGCGGCGGCCTTGTCGCCGCCGGTATAGTCAAGATACTCGGCGTATAGGGCATTGACGGCGGTGTTCATGGTGACTCCCGTTCAAGGAGTTCCTGTAGCTTGTCCTCGTGACGGGCTCCGGTCTCGCACGCGCGGATCAGTTGCCTTCGCAGCCGCCTTACACGGCGGATCAGGGCGTCCGTGGGCGTGTTGTGTGCCTGCTCCAGCAGGCTGTCGTAGCGCTCCCGCAAGGTGCGGACGCGCTGAATGTTGACCTGTCCGATGACCTCCAGCCGGCCGAGTTGGTACGCCTTGTCGATGGCGGCCGTGATGTCGGCCAGCGTGGCAGCCAGACCGGCGGCCTCAACGGTTGATCTTGCGGGACTTCGGTTCTTCACCAGTCATCTTGTACAGGTTCGAGGTGTGCCGCTTCAAGTCTTCAAGGGCCTGGTCGCGGGCTCTTGCGGTGACGTACCAGGTCCGGTGGCACCATTTCTGGAACCACTTGGACCACTGCTCGATGCCGAACTTCTTGTGTCGTGGCTTGCAAGCACGTTTGCGGTGTCGAGGAGCATCCTCGTAGTCGGGTTCACGCGGTCCCACAGTCGGGCAATCTCCGGGTAGTGGTCGGGCACGTCGGTCGGCTTGCGCCATCACTTACCCTGCGGGCGTCGGCGCTGCGCCTCTTCGCGGATAACGCGAAGCAGGACGCTGTTGGTGCGAAGGATGAAGTGCATGATCCCTGCGAGTTCATCGACGAGCGGGTTGAAGCCGGAGAAATCGCCGCCGTGGCCGACCAGAAGGTGGCAGTTCAGGCGGTGGTCGCCTTCGCACAAGGGACGCCAGTACCGCTCGTCCATTTCGAGCGATGGGAACAGGTGGAACGGGTATTTGTGATGCGCTTGCAACCGTATCCGGCCGCCGCAGACGATGCAGCGTTTGTCCTTCAGCCAGAGTTTCGCTTCCCGTGCGAAACGGGGATTTCGCTTCGTATTGGCCGGCGTGGCGTCGGGGTCGATCCCCAGGTCGAGGGCGGCCCCGAGTATCTGGTCGATGAAGGCGCGGACGCCCTCCCCTCGGAGGATGTCGTCGGGCGGTAGGATCAGCGGTGACTTCGTTCTGGACGCCATTGTCAGTTTCTCTCGCTGCTGATTGCTCCCTGGCTCACTGGAAGAGTTTCCCCGCCGTGAGGTGGCTGAGGACGCGGCGACTGGCCTTGAAATAGCGGACCACGCCGCCCAACAGGCCCGCCCCGATGGCCAGGCCAAAGCCTTCGGCCATGCTGCCGGCGTGGACATAGCAGAGGTAGACGGCCCCGCCGATGATTCCGACCAGGACCAGTGTGACCAGCCCAGCCAGCAGGCACTCGCCCACGAGGATGATGGCCTTCTTCGTGAATCCCGTGGGCCTGAAATGGCTCTCGGCCCAGTCCACCAGGATTTCCTTCACCAGCGGCCCGTGGTTGCTGTTGTTCAGGGAGAGAGCGGCCTTCCGGCCGGCGATCTCGACATTCAGCCAGGTGCCTTCGTCGTTTTTGGTCAGTTCAACGGATGCTCGTGCGGTCTTCGTTTCACTCATTGGTGTCCCTTTCTCCCTACTGAATCAGCGAAAACAATCGAGCTAGAGTGATTCGTGACGAGTTTCATGCCTTTTGCGATTCGCCAGACCTCGGTCCCGTCCGTGTGTAGCGTTTGTCCAAGGGGTGTGGGTCTTGCCAGCGGCAGCGGGCCGCCTCGGCTAGCGTAAGGGCGGAAGGTCCAGGTCGCGGGCGATCTTGTCCGCCAGCCTTTGTTCCAAGGCGTCGCGCGGACAAGGCCCACTGAGGTACTCGTAGACTCGCCGGGCTTCGGCCTCGCTGAGAATCACAATCTTGCTGCCGTCAACGTCAGTGCTGGGCATCGGTCAACTCCGTGCCTGCGGCCTTGCGCAGGCATTGCAGGGGCAACATCATGCACGACTTTCTCCGGCTGGCGGGCACCAGGACATTAACGTGCCGGTCCCAATCGGCGTCATAGAACGTGTCGAGCCAAGCCAGCGGCTTCCCGCGGGCCAATTCGGCGAGCATGGCGGCACAGCACTCGCTGATGCAGCAACCGCTCGCCACGACATCCACGACTTCCAGGCCGCGTTCGCCAATGACCAGTCGAAACTCGACTTCATCGCCGCACATGCTGCTCACGTCGGACGCCGCGTGCGTGTAGCCCTCATGCTTGAAGCCGCGAAGGCCCGGGTCCCAATAGCTGAGGAGGCGATCGGTGTACGTGTCGCGCATGGGATGTCCCCGCGGGAGATGCTTAGACGATGAGCGCAAGAGCCGATCTTGTGGACCGGCGAAGCCGCTCTCACGGGAGCGGTAAGTCGTAGGTCGGCTCCGGTCTCGCCAGCGTCTTGTGCTGGTCCCCGGTCACGGCGGCCGTCTCCGGCGGCTTGGAGGATTGAGCCCTACGGGCAGCCGCGAACTCCTGCACGCTACGCGGACGGCGGGGCGGCCGGGGCGGTGGGAGCCGCGGGAGCCGGCGGGGTGGCCGGGGCGGCGGCCTGTTGCACGGCAGTCTCGGCCTGCTGCACGGCGGCGGATGCCGCCTGCTCGGCGGGCTTGGCGGCCTGCGTCAGGGCTCCGACTTCGGTTTCGACGGCCGTAACAACTTTCTCCACGGCGGCCTCGGCCGCTTGGGCGGCCTGATTCAGCTTCTCGAACATGGGACTTCTCCAAAGGTGACAGGAACAAATCAGGAAACGGTGGTGTCGGGGTTGGTGTCGGCCGACATGGCTGACACAAGCGCGACTTCGGTGGCGATGGCCAGCTTACGCCAGACACGGGCTTCCGTGCGGGGCGCGTGGAGCTTCTTGAAGGTCCGCTCCAAGGCGGCAGCCGCCGCGGTCTCGGCCTTCTCCAGGTCGGTGATGGCCAGCAGCACGGCGGCCACGGCCTCCATGCGGATTTGCACGTCGCCGATGGCGGCTTGGTAGTCGGGTGCATTCTGCGTCTTCGTCTTGACCATCTGCTCCTCGATCGAGCCGCGCAAGGCCGCCAGCAGGTCTTTCAGCTTCAGTCGGGCCTCGGTGAGGCTCTGCGGCGGGTTCGCTTCCAGGTCCGCGATGATGCCGGTGGCAAGTTCGGTGAGGGTTCGGGCGGCGATGGTTGTCGCGGCAACGGGCTGATTGTTCACGAGCGGTCTCCAAATCGGGTGAGGGACTCATGGTAGAAGAACGCATCCCACGCGCGGGTGCGATCCAGGATGTAGCCGTGGGGTTCCAGGATGCGGCGCAGCCGCATCAGTTCGCCGGCATCCTCGCGGTACTCGACCGTGAGGCAGCGGAAGCGGTGCATCGGATGGTGGAAATAGTCCCCCAAGACCGGCACCTCGGCCCCTTCGATGTCGAGCGAGAAGTAGTCGATCGTCTCCGGGGCCTTGTACTGGCGAAGCAGGTCGCAAAGCGTGATCGTCGTGACCCAGATGATCGGTGCCCGCCGATGCTCGTGCTCGCGCCGCCAGGCGTCCGGGAGGAAGGCCGTCAGGCCGCCCCACTGGCCACCGCGGCTGAACGACACCGTGGAATCCGTCGTGACACTCAAGGCGCGGGTCGTGTGCTGGCAGGCGGGGCGGTTCTTTCGCGCCTGATCGCTCAAGTATGGGTCGGCCTCGACAAGCAGACCGGTCCAGCCGAAGGAGTGCTCCAGGGCCAGCGTGTTGCTGTGCCGCAGACCATCGTTGATGCCGCACTCGACGAAGTAGCCGCGCTTCAGGCCGTGGGTGTGCTTAATCACCCATTCGTCCTGCCGGGTGGCCGGCTGGGAGTGCAGTTCGATGGCTCCATTGAGCAGCGTTGGACGGTGCATCAGCGGGGCCTCAAGCGTTTGACGCCCGTGCGGAGCAGTTGCACCACGCTCAGGGCGTCTTCCAGAGCGGTGTGGGCAACCGTGGGATTCATGCCGGCCCGTTCGTAGCACGTCTTGCTGTCGGGCAGCTTCTCGTCAGTTGGCAACCAGTAGAGCGTGGCCGGGTCCAGCGTGCGGTGGTGCAAACGGAACTTCCTCTCGAAGCCGTCGAGCCGTTTCAGGAATTGCCGATCGAATGAGGCGAAGTTCTTGCCGGCCGGCGTAATGGCCTTGCTCATGTCCCATCCGAGACACTGGAGCCAGGCGGCCATGTCGCTGGCCACGTCGTCCGGCCGCAGGAAAATGTCGCTCGGATTGTACGCATCGCTGGTAGGCGGCCAGTGCCGGTCGTTGTTGGGCGGCGGATTGGCCAGCTTGCGGAGGATGGCCGCGTTCAATGCCAGGGCGAACGGCTGGCCGACGATCTGCTTGTGGACCACGTAGCAGTGGAACGTGGGCAGGTCCCGGATTGAAAGCGTCCAGTCGTCGAAGACGGCCCCGATCTCCAGGATTTGGCAGGTCTCGGGGTCCAGCCCCGTGGTCTCGATGTCGATGGAGACATAGGGAATGGCCGGCTTGGGATTCGGTATCCGCGGCTCGGTCAGGCCGTAGGAGAACGCGCCTTGCCAGCCACACGAGCATTTCGCGGTCGGGTTTGCCGCCACGACACCTTCGCTGCTCAACACCGAGTACCGCGGGTCGATCTGCAACGGCCGCTCGCACTCGGGACAGAGTTTCGGGTTCTTCATGGTTGGATCACCGTGTTGTGTCGGGCTAAGACTTCGCGGACCCAATCCTCGGTCTCCTGGTGCCAGGCTCCGCAGGCACAGGGCCCAACGAGCATGTCGCACGGCTCGTTGCAGGCGTTGTAGTGGTAGTCGGTCCACTCGCTGGGCCAGGGCACAAGGCCGTTCACGTACTTCAAGACTGCGGGCGGCGCGCCGTGCGGCCGGTGCAGGGCCGTGAATAACTGGACCAGTGCATCCCTGCATTCGCGGGCTCCTACTCGGACCCTCCGCAGATCGGCCTCCGTGGCTCTCCCGGCCCTGCAAACGACTTCGGCTTCCAACTCTTTCCGGCAAACGTCACGGTAGAAGGCAAGCGCCTGCATGACGGAGCGGACGGGTTGGACCTCCGTTGTGGCCGGCGGCTTGCTGAGCACCTCCGTCCAATCGCCGAACCAGCCGCAGAGGTCGCACAGCCGGGCCGGGTCCTGGGCCGTTTCCAGGGGCGTTCCACACTTGGGGCAGAATTCAGCCATCGTGGTAAACTCCCCTCACCTGCCGCCGCCGTAGTGACTCGGGTTCTTACCCTCCTCGGGATCGCGCGTGATGCCCTTGAACGTCAGGTTGAACTCGCGCAGCGCCCGCTGAAGCTCGGCATCGCCGTACTGCTTCTTGATGCGGTCCAGCAGGGTTTGCACCTTGACCGGCGCGGCCTTCCGGCTGCGGGCCTGGGCCTTGATGGTCTCTCGCAAGACCATCAGTTCCGTCTTGCCGCGGTCCTTCTGATTGCCCACAGTCTTGAACTGGGCATCGGAGACGGCCAGGCTTCTCTTGGTCAGCGGCAGTTGGCGTGCGCGGGCTTTCGCCATCGGTGTCACCTCTTCCCTTTCTTCATGCTCTTCATGTCGGCGATCTTCTCTGGGATCACGTCCATACCCCGGTAGGTCGGGTTGATAAGTTTCAGGGCGCGGTCGTATTCCATCGGGCCGTGTTGGTCAGCGATCTTGCGGAGGGTGGCGATGGTCGTGGCCTTGTTTGCCGACCGCAACTTCTCTCGCAGGGCCGCCAAGTTGCCCTGGCTGTGTTCGTCGCCGGCAAGGATGGCTCGCTTGCGGGCAGCCATTTCCGCGCGCCGGCCGCTGAGGCTGGTGGCGGTTTCCATGCTCACGCGGTTGTCGGTCTGTCGGGCGCGGGCTTTTCCCATCGTCAGATTCCTAGTTCTGTGAGGGCTTGGATTTGCTTGACCGTGAGCCTCTTGATCGCCGCTTCGTAGACTTTGACGAGCCGGTCGTAGTCGGCTTTCTCGGCCTTGAACGCTTCGACGAGTTGGCGGTACGCTTCCGCAACTGCTTTGCGGGGGCCGTAGCCGCTTCCTCCGCAGGTGGCACATTCGAGGGTTCGTCGTGAGCGGTTGCCTTCGAGCGGGCACGGCGGGTCCGTGGGGTCGTAGTTCCATCCCCGTCCCCGGCAGGCGAGGCAGGGCCACTTGTCGGGGTTGGCGGCGACCCAGGCCGCAGGCTTCCAGAGGAAGAGTTGGCGTCGGAAATCGGCGAGGCTGCGGCAGCTTCGCTCAGGTTCAGTTCGCCGCCAGCCGGTGACAAACTCTCGGGGCATTCGTCATCTTCCTCCGCGCGGTCATCGGTATTGGGAGCGAGCAAAATGGCCAGTGCCTTGCGGTTCAGCTTCTTCCGCGCCCAACGGGGAATAACTACCGGCAGCTTGCCGAACACGTCGAGCAGCCCCCGAACGCCGGTGGCCTCACACGCCTTCGTCCATAATTGCAGGTGCCGTTCGCAGTCCTCCTTGGCGGCATTCATCGTCTTGTACAAGCGCGGCTTGCCGAGGAAGTCCCACACCTCCCGCGACGTTCCATGTTCGCCGCTGTAGTTGGGGACCATCACGCGGACGCACGCCTTGAAGCGCGCCGGCACGCGGATGCCGAAGGCTTCCTTGCGCCAGGTAATCCGGTAGCCCTGCTTCGAGAGCCACATCCGGGCAACCTTGCGGTTGACGCCTCGCTTCTTCTTGCGGACGAATTGCATTACTGGCGCTCGTCGATGCTTTCGTCGATGTCGTCCAGGCGGCGGGCGATCTGATTCAATCGCTCGGCAATCATCAGCAGGATGATCGTGGCCGGTTCCATGCGTAGCCCCGCTTGCTGGACCTCCTCGCGGAAGCGAATGTAGGCAGCCACGGCGTCCTGGGCATCGGTGGTCGCCGGTGCTGTTTCTTCCGTCCGGTTCTTCATTGCCCGTTCCTCCCGATCCCGCTCCCGCGGCCCTTGCGCGGGTGCATGGGACTGTAGCGGTCGTGGTAGGCCGGCGGTCTGAGGATGGTGCGATAGGCACGCCGCTTGCCGCACTTCGGGCACTTGAACGGTCCCTTGGCGCTGCGGTCCTGGAACGCCTCGAAGTAGGCGTCACAGGCTCGGCAGTGGAAGTCGTACAACGTCATGGTCGGACCGTCTCCGGCTTGGGGACAATGAGCACGTTCTGCAAGTTCTTGATGGTCAGCAGGTGGCCGATGGCGTTGTAGCCGGCGATGTGGTCATCGCTGACCTGCGTGACGCTCAGCTTGTTGAGCCACATCTTGCTGCCACGGCGGACCGGATAGACGACGGTATCGCCGGGCTGGATGGTGCGGCCGGTGAAATCGACGGCGGGTGTCATGCGGGGACCTTCAGACTTTCGTAATGGTGGACAGGCGGCGGAAACTTGAAATGGACCTGCTTCGACAGTTCCGCCAGGATGGTGTCGAGAGCGGCCTTGTAGTTGGCGACGTACCGCAGCCGGGTGAGCAATTCCTTGCACGGCCGCGCGCCGTCGAAGACCAGGGCCTTCATCGCCGGCCAGAATTGCGGGTGGATGTCATGCTGCTCAAGGACCAGTTCCAGTAGCTCGCGTGTCATGGTGTTGCTCCCGTGAAGGTGATTTGCGTTGTCCTGACACTTACTGAATCAGCGAAAAAACGAGAGCTAGAGTGGATTTCGCTGGCCGACCAAAGTCTTCAGGACGCGGAGCAGTAAATCCCATGCGAGCAAGCGCTTGCGGGGAAAGCCTGTGACCGTACCATGTCGCCACGGGCGGCCGGCAGCGTCCCTAAAGTCGGCAAAATAGTTGCCTTGAGACAGGCTCCCGGTCCCGATGTTGGTAATCGTGCCCGTAGCGAGGGTCCGTTTCCGGGCCTCGCAGCCGCCGGGGAGCAGTTCGATGGTGATTCGGAGCATCGGTCGTTTGGCGTCGGGTTGCCGGGATCGTGCGGATCATGTGTGTCAGAAGCCAAGCGTCCTGCGGGTCCAGTCCGGGCCGAGATAGCGCTTGATGAAGCCCCGCAGCATTGCAGCCTTACTGGTCGTGCGGAGGCGGTCGTAGACGGCCGAATGAATACCGGCCTGGCGACATAGGGCCAGGGTTCGTTCCGCCTGCCACCGGAGGAAGGCTTTCGTCTGCGCGTCCTGGGAATGGGCCGCCCACGGGACGCAGATTGCATAGACGATGAACTCCAGGGCATGGCGGCCGGTCTCTTCACGATCTGAGATACCGAGCCGGCAACGGGCTTCCAGGCCGTTCGTGTACGCGGTCCATTCATCGAAGATGTAGGACGGCTGATCGTTCCACGCTGCTTGGCTCTTGCACAGGTACTCGTTGTAGACCTCGCCCCGAAGCATCGGCGGCACTAAGGCGGCCACGGCCGCCAGGGTCGTAGGCGGTTCCCGCAGCAACACAGCGTTGTCATTGAGGACGTAGAAGCCTGGCCGCCGGTAGGCGCTTCGCAGCCGGCCGTTGATGCCGTGCGTCCCCTCATGCACCCAGTTGATGCGGTCGGCGCTGCGGTACGGGTGGCCGGCGGGCAGGTGGGATTCGATGTCCCGAACGACCGGCTCCAGGCCGCTGGCGTCACGCAGGGGCGGCCAGGGTGTCCAGACGGGGCCAGGCGGAAGCGGCGGCTCCGGGGCCACGTGCGGCCCAGGGCAGCCCGCCAGCACGATCAGGCAGAGGCAGAGACCGACGACCCTCATGCGCCCTCCCAGACCGCTCGGTGCGGATAGGGGACGAGGGAGAGGGCGTTCTCCGCGGCGATCTGCCAGCAATACTCCCGGTCCAGTTCGATCAGGGAGCATCGCCGTTTGATGCGTTTACACACACGCAGCGTTGTGCCGGTGCCGGCGAAAGGATCACAAACCGTCCCATCTTCGGGGGTTGTGAGCAACAAGCAGCGTTCCACTAACCCCTCGTTCAGTTGAGTGGGGTGCCAGGGCCGCCGCTGCTTGCTGTTGCCCACGACGCGGGTGAAGTCGAACACGTCGCCCGGGACCCGGCCGCGGGGATCGGCCCGCTTGTCGCCGTTCTCTTGCCGCCATGACGGCACGCGGATGGCGTCGGGGAACAGCCGGGCGTGCGCCCAGCGGAGCCGCAACAGCGGCCGGTAGTTGTTGCCCAGGTCATGGTGGTTGTGCTGGCCGAAGGTGAATGTCTGGATGCACGGCTTGGCCTCGATCTGTTTGCCGTACTGGCCCTCGATCTCGGTCACGATCCGCCCGACCTGAAAAGTCCACTTCGCGTTGTAACTGAACCAGACCGTGGCGGCCTTGAGCAGGAAGGCGTTGAGCCATTTGCGGAGCAGGTCGATGTAGTCACTCTCCGTCCGGTGGTCACGGTACTCGTTGTAGTCCAGGTCGATGTTGTCTGGCGGGTCCGCGAACAGGGTGTCCACGGACTCCAGGGTTTCGAGCACTTCCAGGCAGTCGGCATTGTAGAGGTGATGTTTCATAGCGTGCAGGGATCGACAGCAGTGATGATGTACCAAGGCAGGTCGGCGTTGCGACGGTCGGCAAGAATAGCTTCAATGGCTGCAAAGTCGCCTGCCAATGCAGCCTTGTACTCCGGGTAATAGGGTTCGATGCGATCGTACATGCCTTGGTCTTGATGCTGCCGGAACAAGAGCCGCAGAGTGGCTTCCCGCTGTGCCGCAGTGTTGACAAGGTAGTAGACGATCGGCCCTCTCACCCCGTCATGGGAGAGGATACGAAGCTGCGTTGGGCGCTGCTTGGGATCAAGCTGCGGGCACAGATCAATTGTGGTGGCAAACTCCCAATCTACGCCGGATTCGCCCTGGCTCATGGTGAGCGCGTGTTGGATGGCTGCAAAGTCACCTGCTCTGGCGTCAAGGTGATAGGGTGCATCGCAGCCGGCGTAGCCGCCTTGCTCCGTGAGAAAGGCATAGAAATGCCGCATGGCGGCTTCAAGCTGCTTGTCCGTATCGACGATGTAATTTGGAGCATCCCTGTCGGCAGGAAGTAAAAGACGGCTCATTCGACGATCTCCGCGCGTACCAGGTCCCAGGATTCGTACTCGTACCCGTTGCGGGATTCGAGAATCGCTTGAATGCACGGCAGGTTCTCGCTGCGGGCTTCCGCCAGCAAGCGATTGAAGCGCTGATTGCCACTCTCTTCGTAACAGCCCATGTCGTCGAGCAGCTTGAACAGCGCCTTCACCGCCCCGACCACACGGCCCGGCGTGTCCACGATCCAATACTCGTCGCCGTGCTTGCCGTGGTAGACGAGGACGTTGTTCTGCTTGACCATGTTTGACCTTCAGAATTCAGCGATGCCGTTATTGCTGGCGATGGCCGCGATAGGCCACGACAAGGTAGGTGCCGATCCAGCCGCCGATGATGTAGGCGGCCACGGCAGCGACGCATTTCTCCACGATCAGCACGGTCGAGACGATGGTGCAGAGGTAGAGCAACGCGCTGTAGTTAGCAGCCGTCAACGGCCGCCGGCTGGTGACAGCGTTCACGCAGAGCGTCCACACGATGTCCATGAGAAAGCCACAGAAGAACGCGAAGGAGATGACGCTCCACGACGGCATAAAACACCCCGTCATTTCGGCACCTCGATCTTGGGCGTGGGCACGGCCTTCCGCAGCCCGAAGGTGATGGTCGGCAACAGGTCCGATGCTCCGAAGACCTCGCCTTTCAAGACGAACTCGAAGTCCACGGCGGCGTCGTCGAAGTGGCGCTCATTGACGGCCCTTTCCAGGCCGTCGATGATCGACGTGATCTTGGCCGGCGTCAGATGGGCCAGCAGCAGGCGTTGGCGAATGGCGTCGGGAACCCTGAAGGTCAGCGTGGTATCAGGCATACAAGTCTCCTGCGGGTTAGAACCTGAGCTGGGGGCGGGTGACTTCGTTGAACCAGTCGTCGTAGGGACCGGCGGACTTGCCCAGACTCAGCGCCATGTCTTCCAGCACGTCGCGGCGGCAGGCGTTCTCCTCGGGGGTCAGGTCGGGGAAAATGTTGCCGCTGGTGATCGCCTCCCAACAGCGGCTCACGCGGTCTTGGAGCTTCTGCTGGTAGTCCGCCTTGATGCGGGCACGGTGGTTGGCAACCCGGAGCGTCGGCGCGGGCGTTGCCGGCTTCGCCACAATCTCCTCGATCATGCCGACCAGGTTCTCGTTGCCCGGCTTTTCGCCCAGCAGCCAGCCGTAGAGGCAAAGCTGGTCGGCATACTCGTCATTGCAGAACTCCATGAACCCGACGTTGATCGTCAGGCCGCGGTGGTTCAGCGCGAGATAGTTGGTGTGTTGCGTGCCGTGGCTCTTGCTCGGCTTATCGCTCTGGAATCCATCCCGGCAGAGCATGTAGCCCTTGGACGGGCTGGTGGCGTACTTGCTGCAATACCCGCGGACCTTCCAGTCCAGGATGCAGTAGACCAGGCCGAGGCCGAAGTCGAGCACGAAGCGGCAGTCCGGCTTGCCGGTAAACGGTGCGCCGGCGATGACGCCATCGACCTTGAACTCGAAGCGCGGCGACTCGACCGACTGCCGGAGCAGGGCGAGCAGATCGCCGTAGCTGCCGGACAGCTTGTAGGCGTCGAAGACCACCTGGCCCGCGGTGCGGGCGAAGTCCCGGCAGTGCGCTTCGACCTGGCTCTCGAAGATGGCGGCGAACTCGAACTTGGGATTGTTGCCCGCGCCGAACAGGGCGACGTGCAGCGCCGACTTCACGTAGGCGTCGAAGCTGGCACCCACGGCCATCGGGGGCTCCTGTGGCAGTCGTGGGGCCGGATGCTCGGCCAGGTAGCGGAGGTAGAACTCCTCGGGGTTCTTTTCCCAGAGGGTCATGGACGAATAGCTGAGAGATTTAGGCAGTCGCACGATTCAATCTCCTGGGTCAGGTCCAGAGGTGCCCACGCACGGCGATCAGCCGGTGGAGCATCGCGCTGTCCTCGTAGTAGTCGTCGAAGTCGTTGTTGCCCTTGCGCCCTTGCCACCAGGCGTACAGTTCCCGGATGGTCTTCCATTCGACAGCCATTCGGCGTGCGTATGCCTCGACCTTTGCCCGCTCGTCCGGGTCCTCGCCCTGGTAATCGCTGTAGAGGGCGAACACGTCCGGCTCATCGAAGTGGCCTTTCTCCCGCTCCACAAACTCCGCGAAGATCGTGAAGGCGGCGTAGAGCAGCAGGTAATCGCGGTCGCACCAGGTCGGCGGCAGGTCCCGGCAGACCACGACGTTGTAGCGGTGCCAGAGCCGGCATTTCAGCCAGTACCAGGCGTCATGCAGCCGGCGGATCAGTTGCCGCAGTCTGCGTCGATGCCGTCGCCGCATCGGTGCTCTCCGTCGTGGGGGTGATGGTGCCCGGACCAATCTCGACGGCCGTGCTGCCGGCCTGTAGGAAACCGCTCTCGAAAGGAATGGTCTTCCTGGCCGCCTGCTCGGCCACCAGGGTGTCAAACCGCGCTTTGACGGCCGCAGGGAGCGGTGGCGGCGGCGTGACGGTTGGCCAGTGGCCGAGGACGCCCGTGACGATCGCCTGGGTGCGCAGGGCGGGCGGCAGGGCCGCCATCATCTTGAGTCGCGCCAGGCAGCACTTCTTTGCCTTCCGGCCGCTTCCGCAAGGGCACGGCTGGTTGCGGCGGATGTCCATACGGGGCTGCACGGGCAGGATGGGACCTTGCCGGCGGGTGTTGGCTCGTCTTGCGTTCATGCGTGTCCTACCTGTGAGGTGCCGGGGTTGGATGCGGACGCGGTGCCAGCGGCCGAGGATGGTCCGGCCCCGGGCACGGCGGCCGGGGCTGATCGGGGATCGGGTGCGGCCGGCGGCGATCCGGGATCACCGGCACGACGATGAACGGCGGCTCCGGCACGATGATTGGCGCGGGCACGATGATCGGCCGGGGCACAAGGATCGGGCGGAGCGGCAGGGGACGCCGCGGTTGCGGCGGCTCGATCCAACAGCCGGCCAGCACAAGCAGCAGTAGCAGCGAAAGGTAGCGCACGATTGTCCTCCAGTTAGAACGGCCTCGAAAAGATTCCCGTGAACGCCACGGCGTCGGACCAGTATTCCTTGAGGTGCGGCAGCCCGACTTTCACGATCTGGCAGCCGTGCAGCCAGTTCAGGAGGCCCTCCGGCGTGAGAATGTGCGGGTGGCAGGCATCGGCCGGGATGTTGGGCCACTCGAAGATGCGGAGCACGCCGGTTTTCGGAGCCACCCGGGCGATGGCCTTGGCAACGACTCTTGCCGGGTCTTGGACGTGTTGCAGGACGTTGTACAGCCACACCTCGTCGTAGTGCGTCAAGGTAAGGTGCTGCTGGTCCAACTCTTCGCCAGGCGCGCGGACGAAGTGGATGCCGTAGTTGCGGTAGCGGCGCTCCACGGATGCCGGCCAATCGCACGGGTCCACGACCGTGGGGTAGCGTGCGTTGAGGCAGCGGAGAGTCATAGACACCGGGCCGCCGCCAACATCGAGTACGGACCTTTGCCCCATGACCAATTCGCCGTGGCCATTGCCATAGGCTTCCCACAGCCCCATCTCCCTTGCGTACATCTCTTGCTTGACAAACTCTCCCCACGCCCGCATACCGAGGCAGTTGCCCCAATACTCGGCCTCGTGCTTCTGAGTCTCGTTCCAATCCGCCATCGCTTGCCTCTCTGAAAATGGAGCGGGTTACTTGCGCGTTTCGCTATGCCGGTATAATCTCCGCTACTCCACGCGCCCTTCGGCCGTTAAATGGCTCCCACCCGGCCCAGCTACTACCGAAACCTTGCTGGGCACCCTCACCCGCTCACGGATTCACGATCGCTTACCCCAGTCGATCTGATGCCAGATGCGTTCGTGGTAGTAGAACAGGACCAGCTTCACGACGAAGCAGACCAGCGTGAAGATCGCGCAACCGCCAAGGTTGCCGAACATCATGTAGGCCATCCCGAAGCACACAAGATTACTGAAGGTCTCCCACGAGAAACCTTTGGCGAAAGATCGTTTGCTGCTGCTCGTGTCTGGCTTCATTTCTTCCTCCGTGTCACGATGCCGGCGCGCCTCACCGGCTTGCCGTGGTTGTGGCCGTCCAAGCAGTTCTCACCCATCCAGTTGAAAAAGTACCAGCGGTTGAGCCGGTCGATTACCGGATCGTGGGCAATGTGCCGAAGGTAGGTTGTCACCTGATCCCAGGTCGAGAAGATCATCTCGAAAGGGAAGGTGCCGAACAGCCAGTCCGGCGTGTGCTCGATGCCCTGCTCAATGCGGATCAGCACGGGCTTCTTCATCCGGTTCGCCCAGAACAACTCCTCGTAGGTGCCGCAGGCGTGGACCTGCATGTCCAGGTTGACGACCAGGAAATCGCAGATGTCCACCATCCGCAGATCGACCGGGCGAATCTGCTTCATCTGGCCGCGGACGCACTCGAAGTCGCCGGCCCGCTTCGCCTTGTGGCGGAGAGCACGGTTCTCCAGGTCCTCCACGCCGATGTCGATGGGCTTGCGCGTGGGATCGAGCCAGAGGATCTTCAGGTCCTTGAGGCTCTGAATCAGGTGTTGACGCCAGCCTACGCCGCCGTCCAGTACACGATCCATCGCGCCGCACAGGTAGCCGCGGTTCAAGGCGAGTCGATTCATCTTTCTCATGGTGCGCTCTGCAAGTCGTCAAGGATGGCCCGCTGTTTCTGCTGCAACTCGGCAAAGGCTTCTGGTGTAAAGGCGTCCGACCGCTGGAGGTACTCGTGCCAGTTCCGTTCATCGCGGGTGAAGAATCGGAGCACCTTGGCCGGCGGTAGCGCATAAACGTCGTGGAGCACGCTTCTCACGGCAGCAAGCCCTTGTAGCTGGCCACGCCAACCCCGAGCCGCGTGCAGCCAAGAGCGAGGTACAGGCAGGCGTCCTCGTAGGTCTTGATGCCGCCGCTCGCCTTGACTTGGGCCGCCCCTTTGACGGCCTCGACCATCAGTTGCACGGCCCAAGGCGTCGCGCCGCCCGGCCCGAAGCCGGTGGAGGTCTTCACCCAATCCACGCGGGCGTCCAGGCACAGGTTGCAGGCGTCCGTGATCTGTCTCGGCTGGTAGTAGCACGTCTCCAGGATGGCCTTGACCTTCACGTTCAACCGACGCGCCAACTGCACGATGCGGCCTAGCTCCTGGACAGCGGAAATCGGACGGCCCTCCAGGAAGCGACCGTAGTTGATGACGACATCCACCTCCCCCGCTCCATCCTCCATCGCGGCGCGGGCCTCTTGAAACTTGATGTCCGGCGACGTATTGCCGTGCGGAAAGCCGACGACGGCGCAGACCCGCGGGGTGAGCGGCTTGGCGACCGCGACGTTGTAGCTTGCCACGCAGACGGAAGCGGCACCCAGGTCTTCGACGATCCTGGCGGCATTGGTCACGTCTTCCAGCCGGGCGTCCGGTTTCAAGACAGCGATGTCCAGGGCGGCGATGATCTGTTCACGGGGAACCTGGGGGATCTCCTGCGACAGGACGTTCGCCAGGATCACGTCGGTCGGGATGTCAGTCATAAAGGGCCTTCTCGGGGAGGAAGTAATGCGGGGCGATGCCCTCACAGGTGACTTCGATAAAGGCGTCGGAGAGCATAGGACAAGCCGTAGAGCGTCGGTTCGCGTGTGGTGTGAAAGGAATGGCCGAAGAACGGGTAGTAGTCGTGCATGGCCTCATGTGCGATGACGAGGGCCGTGTCTTCCGGTTCCCAGCGCAGTAAGCAGGGATCGAGCGTGATGCCGGGGCACCAGGGGCAGTTGCAGCCAAGCGTCTTCCCGCCAGAAGGCCCGTTGAGCGGCATGAACATCACGTCCCAGGGGCCGACCCTGTTGTAGCGCTGGATGGCGTAGTCCAGAACGCCCTGCAAGTCGGTGTCATGCGTGCAATGGCGGAGCAGCTTCAAGTGCTGGATACAGCGGTCCAGGTACATCTGCTCGTCGTCGTGGTCGCCGCAGGTGGCGTAGTACAGGCCGCCGATGAATGGCAGGCTGAGTTGCACGATGATGCCGTAGAGCACCCCCGTCAGCGCGACTCGAATCCAGGACTTACAGTTCGCCTTCATCTCTTGCCCCTTGGCCACAAGGGTCTGGGTGCCGAGAGTCGTGGCGATCTCCGGTCTGTCCGCATTTGGAGGTTGGACAATACGGCTGATAGTCTGAGCCGTGACTTGAATATCGGACATGCGGGGAATCCCTTAGAAGAGGCTGAATCGCTTGGCCACGTCGGCGACGGTCTGGGCGGTCTCGACCAGCGTTTTGTCGATCTCGGTCAGCGCGTCCGCCACCACGTAGGCGGCCAGAAGCTCGGGATGCGCCTTGGCGTAACCCTCGCCGAGCGTCGTGTCGATCTGTTTCACTGCGGCCTGAAGGTTCATGCTTGGGTGTAGCCGTTCTCTTCGGCCCAGTTCTCCAGGTCGCGCTGCGAACAGACTTCCTCGGGGCTGGCGGCGTTCTCCTTGGCCCAGGCCAAGAGAGTCTCCGGCTCGAACACGTCCTCCGGCTCCATGTTGCTGCGAATCCAGTCGATGGCCTCGTCCAGCGGATACTGGCTGACGACGGCCGTGGTGAAGTCGCGGTTCTGTTGCGCGGACGCCATTGTTCAACCCCCTTGCTTCTTGAGGATCAGGTAGCCGATCAGCCAGACAGTGGAAATCCAGCCGACCATGAGGACGGCCGCGATCGGTGGGGCGGTAATGGTGATGACGACGCCTGCCATCAAGCCGGCGATGGTGATGGTGACGAGCCCGTTACTCATGGCGGAACCTCTTCATGGTTTGCAGGTAGTGGGTCTCGCAGTTGCGGCAGTCGCGGCAGTAGGCGGACCCAATGCTGCTGCACATGCTCACCAGCCGATTACCTGCGTAGCGAAGCATGACCCAGCGCATGAACTCCTTCGTCGGGCACCAGTACGAGTTGATGTGCCGCACGCGCCACTCGTAGCACTGGCCCTTGAACGCCAGGTCCGCCGGCAGGTTCGGCTCATGGTCGTAGTAGGCCATGAACGTGATGACCACGGGCACCTTCGCGGCCGTCCAGGCAGCCACGGCCTTATCCACCAGGAGCAGGTTGGTGGCCGACGTGCGGAGCCGCACGAACATCAGGTTCGCGGCCGGCGAGTACCAGTCGTCCATGTGCCAGTTCGGCATGGCGTACTTGCTCTCGTCTTCCTCCTTGGGATTGGCCGTGAGGACGACCGGGCCGGGGAAGTCGTAGCGCGGGATGCTGGTGTTGAAGAAGAACCGCTTGTACCGCAGGGCGGTCTCGATCACCAACTCCCGCTGGTTATTGGAGTCGTTGCCGCAGTTCATTCGCACAATGCCGTCGTCGCCGACTTCCGTGCCTGTTGGGACGTGCGGCCGGTCGATGGGCACGTAGTACGCACCTGGGCGGTTGTAGAAGCACTGGTCGCAGGCGATCGGGCATGGGCCCACCTGCGGGATACAGTCCCAGAACGGCGTGCCTTCCTGCTTGGGGTTGCGGATGGTGCTTGTGAGCTTGCTCTTCGATTTCGGTCCTTGGTTGATGGCGGTGACTTCGTAGCAAGACTCGGACCGGCTGATGACCTTGTAGTCAAATCCGCCTTGGAGCCGCAGTTGCCGGAGGATGCGGTCGGGGGACGCCGGAGCGATGGCCGTGCGCGCGAAGATGTAGTCATGCAACTCGCGCATGTAGAAGCGGGGCGCGCCAGTCTGCCACCGGTCCAGAACAAACTGTGTGACCAGTTCGCCAATGTTGGCTTGAACCCGCGACAACTCTTTGGTGTGACTCACGGTGCGAACCTTATGGGTGGGGGCTCAGAAATTGGTGAACAGAACTTCGATCTTGTTGCTGCACATGCCCCTGCGCTCAGAAGCCCCGCGACGAGGCGTATCGCGCTCGATGCGGTTCCACTGTCGGAAGAAGCTGCCAGCAACCGGCGACTCGGAGACCACCACCTTTGCGGTCGCCTCTTTCAGCAACTCGACCATCGCCGGGTAGTCAATCCGGTAGCGGTACTCGCCTTCGTGGCCGAGATAGGGCGGGTCAACGTAGATCAAGGTGTCCGAACCGGTCTTGTAGACGCGCGCGATGGCCTTGAGTCCGTCTTCGTGCAAGAGTTCGACATCGCGGACTCGGTTGGCGGCCGGCAGCACCCGCAGGAACCAGTCGGCCCAGACCGCAGGGTTCGGCTTGTGCGGGGCGGCGCACTTGTCTAGCGACCATGTTGAAGAGTTGCCGTTGCCGCAGTAGAACTGCCGGCCCTGGGCCATCAGCAGCACCGCCTCTTCGATGTCGCCCGGCGGCGGCAAGCTGCGCCAATTGGCGGCCGTGTAGGGCGTGGCCCAAAGCAGGGCGGCCAATTGTTCGGGCTGTGATTTGATCGCCCGCCACATGCCCATGATTCGGTCATCCAGATCGTTGATGATCTCGACAAACGAGCGGGGCTTGGCCAGCAGCACGGCAGCCGAGGCGCAGCACGGCTCCAGGTAGACCCGGTGCTCCGGGAGGTGCGAGGCGATCCACTTGGCAATGGACGCCTTGCCGCCGTACTGTCGATAGGTGATCTTGGGCGTTGCCGTCATAGTTGTTTCTTCAGATGTTGTCGCACTCGCTTGGCTCCCTGCCGCTTGGCCCGGCGGCCCATGCCGCGCTTGTGGTTGATGCAGCGGGCATCGGACGCTTGCGTGCGGGCTACGGCCATGATCTCGGCCCGCTTGGGACTCATTCCATGTCCCTCGGTCGCCAGTACCGCGCCTCTTTCGGGATGCCGTCATCCGATAGCTCGCGGAACTTGAACGTGACCACCTGGCCCTTCTTGAAGGCACGGCCCTGGAACCAGTCGGGCATGTCCATGCCGGGGTTGGCCGATGCGAAGACGCCCATCTCGCCGGATGAGAACTCGCGCTCGGCGTCGGTCAGGCCGGACAATTCGAGCCGCTTGCCCTTGTAGTCGGTGATGAGCGCCCCGATCCGCCCGAGATGCTTGCTGCCCTTCGTCGTCTCGCGGCCGGAAGTGAAGCCGATGATGCGGGCCTCGGCGTCCTCGAAGGGCTTGTATTTCAGCAGGCCCTTGTGGCGTTTGGGCGTCCACACGGCGTTCGGATTGCGGATCACGACGCCTTCGCCGCCCTTGTCCAGAACCCGTTGCAGGAACGCCTCCACCTGCTGGGCGGCGTCTTCGGCAATGTCGATCAACTTCGTTTGCGGATGGAGATAGCACTTGGACCCGGGGCCATTGTCCAAGTTGCCGGCCAAGAAGCGGACTTCATCCGAGAACGGCACACCCAAGGGCAGGTACTTGTAGTCGTCGGCCAGGCAGCGTTTCGGGATCGGCACGCCCTCGCAGGCCGGCTCCCGACCCAGGGCATCCAGCCGGCGGCGAACCCACTGCTCGATGCCGATGTAATCGAGATTGCACACCATGTTGGTGTTCTTGATCTCGCCCGTGCCGAACACGGCCGCCAGCGGCGGGGCCGAGTAGACGGCATAGACGATCTGCTTCTCGAAACGGGGATCGGGCTCGTCGCCGCCGCAGATCGACCGGCACAGTTGGAAGTTGCCCCGCCCGGCCCATAGCTCGCCGTCGAGCGGACAGCAGGGAAGCTGGTTCAGGAACGTGTCCGGGGCGAGGATCGGATTGCCGTAGCGGGACCAGAGCCCCGTGGCCACCGGCTTGATCTTCGCCTTCCGCCTGCCGGTCTTGGGGTCGATGATGCTGGCCCAAGGGACGGTATCCGTGGGCTGGTCGCGGGACAGGCCGCCGTCCCAAAAGCAGCGCGTGCCGTCGAGTTTTTCGGAAATGAACCAACCGGCCACCCGGCTTGTGGACGGATCGTAATGGTCGGCCAGTTGCAGGAATTCGCGTCGTGCCATCTATGCGGCCTTTGGCAGGAGTGTGGATCGCAATATGGATTGGATCAGCAGCACCACGTCTGCCGACCGCCGGGCATGGACACGATGCTCGACCGCGATGGTCCGGCTGTAGCAGAGCAGCGATTGGCCTTGTCGTGCCGCCCAACAGGAGCGTTCCAGCCATTCGGCAGGGATGAACTCGACCTCGTGCAACATGGTTAATGCTCCGATCGAAAGTGCTGACACTTACTGAATCAGCGAAGAAATCGAAGCTAGAGTGGATTTCCTTGGAATCAGTGAAACACCGCAAGTTGCTCGTCGATGGCATCGAACGGGTTGGCGACCCGCAGCCGATTCCACGGCCGCGGGACTAAGACGCCATGACCACCTTCTGCGCGAAAACGGTCCAAATTGGCCTCCAGATCGTCGATCAGCAGGGCGTCCGGGCGGCCGAACAGGTATTTGCGGGGCGTAATGGCGTACTGCCGGTGCATCCACGACGGCATGTGGCGGTGAATCCAGTCCAGTTTCCCGGCCAGGCTTTCCGGGCACTTCGTCGGACCGCTGGCGATGCAGACGTTTTCCCGGCCCACGAGCCGGGCCGCCCGTAGCAGAACCCACGGGAAGATTTCCGAGGTGGGGCATTCGGCCCAGTTGGTCCGGGTGATGGTGGACCAGAACCGGTCGGCACCCGCGAACTTGCGCCGGCCAAGCAGGTGATTGGCCGCCTCGTGGATTTCGTAGCCAAAAGAAACCGGGTGCTGTCGATAGTCGCGGGGATCGACCTGGCAACCAACGCAATGCAAAACGTGCATGGCCAGCGTGTTGCACACGTCGTCCAGGTCCAAGAAGATGCGGCGGATCATTGGCAGTCCCATTTCTTGAGGATTCGCTTTTGCAGTTTGCGGAACATCAAGTAGGCAGTCGGCAAGGGCTGATGGAGTGCTATACCGATCTCTTTGAACGTGTGGCCGGCGGCGCGCAGCCGTAGGCATTCGCGTTCTGTCTCGGTCTGGCAGCACACGTCGCAGACATCCTGCAAGTCCACTAAAGCAAATTGCGAACGGGCTGTGAGCGTTTCTGGCAGCACGTTGTAGACAATGGGCGTGTTGATGGGCCGAGCATTCCACGACACCGTTTCAGGATTGCGTGCGGCTTTCGCGGATTTGCGTGGAACTTGGATGGCTTGTTCCCGCGGGAGCAGTTCCAGCATTTCGTGCAGGATCGCACGACCCATCCACGTATTCAGTGCGCTCGCTGCGCGAAGACTGCTTTTGCGTGGCTTGGTGGTCGATAGCTTGTTGATTGCTTTAACCAGGCCGACGTAGCCCGCACTCACCAGGTCGTTACGCAGATAGGCAAAATGCGGCATTTGTCGGACCAGGCCATCGGCCTTAACAATCACCAGCGCCATGTTCTCTTCGATCAAGACGCGGCGGGCCTCGGCGTCCCCTGCGATGACGCAAGGCAATAGCTCGTTGTTTCGTTGCACACTGGAAGCCATGCTCAAATCCTGTCGATGCGCCAAAGGTGCTGAGTGAAGAAACCCCGTTGCTCGCAGGCTTCGCGCGAGTGGTCGTACTCGCAGCCGTCCGGGTCGAAGATGTGGCCGTACTCGTAGGCGACAGCATGGCCGCAGTGGGAGCCGACGCCTTCAATCACGCCGCGCGTCAGGTCAATGGTCCGCTTGAAGCGCTGCCACGCCACGTCGTCCGGCAGCACGGGCCACTCGGGGCTGTTGGGAGTGGCCATCAGGCACGGAGCCAATTCGATCCGCGTGGCCGCAAAGCCGCGGGCCAGGCACACGTCGATTAGCTCCTGGGGATGGAAGCCCCGCCGGCACACAGGCTCGGGCATTCCTGGGAACTTGATCGCGCTGCCGTCGTGGCCGATCTCGGCGAGAATCTCGTCAAGCGTCAGGTCCAGGACCATCGCGAAGGATGCCGGCAAACACATCCAACGCCGCGGCTTGCGTAATAGGCGCATAGTGTCCCCTTGGTGCGGATATAGCGGTGCGCTGGCGCGGTAGATCAGGCGGAAGCGTTGTTTCCAGGCGGCTGCAACGATTCGCCTTCGCGCACTAGCTCGTCGAGCATTCGGTCGATGTCAGCCTGGGTGGGAACCTGTCCCCACGAGGCTTTCCAATAGGTCTTCCAGTTCGGCGGCCTGAACAGCTTGTTGTATTGCTCTTGGTTGCCGGCTGTCAGAATCCAGATGCCGATGCCAAAGGAGTCCCAGATCGGCCACTTTCGTCGCTGGTCGCGGGTGAAGCTGTACTTCTTCGGCTGCTTGCAGTCGATCCAGCGGGTGCCCCATTTCTTGTGGGCGACGAACAGGTCAGGAAACCCGGTCTGGTAAAGGTTCCCGTGCGTTCGCTCGACGTGCCACCCGCGGGCGACCAGGTACTTGATAACGTCCTTTTGAATGTGCCATTCAGGGCCGTGAAGCGGCCGGGAAATCTTCCTCATACGGGCGGCTCCGGGCTTTCCCATTCCTCCTCAAGAAAGCGACGCACCCGCCATCGCCAACAGTCCTCCCACCTGTGCCGCAGCCTCCAGCCCCGACGTTCGCATCGCCAGACACGGTAGTAAGTCAGCGGCGCGGCCAGACAGAAGGCCGTCGCCGCCCCGATGGCAACGCGCCGGGCTAGCAACGCTTCAACGGCCGCGTTGTTGACGATCCGCGGCCGGCGGACCAATCCGAGAAAGAGCCAGGGGCGAACGACCCGCCATCGGTAGCGGGGATAGACGTGGCCCACCCTCTCCCACGGCCCATCGGCCGTCTTGAACTCAATCTCGTAGCTGTCGATGTAGCGCATTACAGCATCTCCGGGGCTCGAATCTTGACCGGGGCCGCACCGCCCTTCTTCTCGGCCCAGTTGTCCATGCCCTCGAACCAGGTCATGCCAATGAGCGGGACGTGGCCGCGGAACGATTCCACGACCTCGCGGACGCTGGCCGTAATCTCGGTGACGATCTCGGGCATGGCCACGACCATCAATTCGTCGTGGACGTTCAACGGGGCGAGGCGGAGCGGGTGGACGCCCGCCGGCTGCAAGTCCCACAGTTGCCGCTGGACCGATTTGGTGATTTCGGCACCAGGCGATTGAATCTCGTGGTTGGCCGCCGCCCGCATGTTGGCCGCCTGCATCTGGAAGGCGGCACCATAGAGAGCGCTGGCCACGGCCCCGCCGGCAGTCTGCACGCGGTCGCGGCGGACGACCTTGACCTTGCAGTTCCGCCAGTGTTTCGGCGGGTTGCGGGCCAGGTCGAAGAGGGCCTTGCAGATTTTGTTCTCCAGCGTGAAGTAGCGACGGAAGCCGAGGAAGGTTTCGATGTACTCGGCGGGCGTGGCCCAGACCACTGCGCTCCCGATCCCTGCGGGTTGCCGCATGGAGCAGAAGGCGTCAAAGGTCTTGGTGCGGGCCTTGCCGATGCCGGGGTAGCGCTTCACGAAGTCCGCGTAGGCCCGTTTCGCCCTTTCCTCCGTGACGCCCAACTTCTGCACCAGTGTGTTCCAATCGCCGCCGTACACCAGGGCGAACACGCCACGCTTGCCCTTGTCGTACCAGTCGTTGTCGCTGCCGCTGGACGCAATGACCTCGGCGTAGCTGAGGCCAGAGAGGGCCATGCCGAACAGGGCATGGAGCTTCTGCGGCGTCATGCCGGTTGTTTCGCACTCGCCGCACGGCGTCCCCTTCTTCTTGTCCCTGCCGGTGCCGCCGCACTTCGGGCAGGGGCCCTTCGTCACCAGGTCCTTGCGGAGGGCCGGGTCGTTGTAGACGGCATCGGCAATCGTCACCTCGAACGAATCGAAGTCGCCGCCGCAGAGGATCATGTTTTCCCAGAACAAGGGGAACATCTTGCGCACGTCCTTGGCGTGCTTGATGCCCTGCGGATTCAGGCCGTCCGCCCCGGCCATGCGGCTTGACAAGGTGCCGATCACCACGAAGCTGGCGTGGAACTTGCCGGCAAGCAGCAGCTTCTTGTAGAGTTCCACCTCCTTGGCGGCGATCTTCACGTCGAGGACTTCCTGCGCCCGGCGGGCCGCCGGATGCCTACCGGGCTGAAGGACCCCGGCACCGCCGCAACGGGCGCAGTCATGGAACTTGGCCGCCGAACCATTGGTCAACGTCTCGTAGGCCGTCTGCACCCGCTTGAAGTCCGCCGCATTGCCGTCATGGTCAGGATGATGCTGTTGGACCAGGCGGCGGTACGCTGCGTTAATCGCGTCAGTGTCGGCCGCTGGTTCCAATCCAAGGGCGTCGAACGATTGCAGACAGGCGGCCCCGTCACAACGTCCACACGGCTCCGGCGTCGCGATCTCCCAGCGAGTAATGGCTTCCAAATTGCTCTTCTTCGTGGACTCTTCGAGGACAATCCTCTCGGTGAGGTCCATCGCCGCCGTGATATACGCCCGGACCTCCGGCGGCTTGTTGATGTTCACTGGGCTGTTGGCGACCACTGCCTCGGCCTTGGCGAGCAGTTCCCCCATGCCAGCCTTGTTGATCGAGAAGCCATGCCAGCGGACGACTGGGACCATGCAAGCCAGCGTCGAGTCGTTGTCGCCCGGCGGCGGGCAGCCGAAGTGCTTGTCGAGCGCCCGCGTGTAAACGATGTCATCGTTGGCGTATTCGCGCGCATCTGCCCGGGTGGCCCAATGCTCGATGTGCTTGTCGATGACGCCCGGCCAGGCGTGGCCCAGCAGGGCATCTTCGCCTGCCTTGGGCCTCCGCCGCTTGGGGACTACCTCTTCGCCGTCATGCTCGTCGTCCAGAGTCAGGGCGGGGTCCGTCAGTTGCTCTTCGACGGCCACCTTGGCTGTTTTGCCCTTCTTCTTGCCCCACACCTCCCAATTCCGCTCCGGCGACGAGACGGCCAGTGCCGTGGGCGCATAGCCCAATTCGTAAGGCCGCCAAGCCGCCGAGGGCTCAACGTCCTTGAAATGGAACTTGGGCTTGAAGCCCATCGCGTGCTCAGCGAGGAACTTGAGGCCGCCAGCCGGGTTGAATCGCAGCACGACATCCTTGAAGTCGGTGTCGATGTCGCCGTAGCGATCCTTGCGGTCGAAGACTTGCCACTTTGGGGCATTCGGATCGGCCGACTTGGCGAAGTAGATGTTGTCCAATTGGACACGGCCCTCTAGCTCAGAAGCGAGGGCATAGGCCAGCGCCGAGGGCACCCGCTTGATGCGGATGTCCTCGCGGGCCATGAGGGACTGGTACGGTCCCTTGCGGGAATGAAGCATCAGGTCCAACGCCGCAGCCGGCTTGACGCACGGCCCATCCTGCCCCTGGGGCTCCAAGAGAGCGATCTCGTTGACGTGCTCCCGTGGAATCCAATCCGGGTCCGCAAGGCGGAAGATGGTGTAGGTCTTGACGATGTGGAACCAGTCAAAGGAGAGGTTGAAGCCCACGACCGTGTGCTCGGTCAGCCATTCGATCAGGCGCAGCGTTTCGCGGATCGGCCGCCGCCAGACCTCGTGGAGCTGGATCGGGCCATCTTCCTCGGCGTACTGCAACAGCACCATCATGCTGTGCAAGCCGCAGGTCTCGCTGTCGATATAGACCTTGCTCATGCGTCGTACTGCCCAAGGGCCATAAGCACGCGGCGGGCCTCGGCGATCGCAGCACTGGCATTATTGGCCCCGATGGCGTCTTTCTCGGCTGCCGTCTCGCACAGCACCTCGTAGCCAAGGGCGTAGGACTTCCAGGCATCAGCGATGGTGTTAGCGAGAACCTTCTCCAGGACGCTGCCGCCGATCTCGTCCAAGAGCACCATGTTGTGCTGGTCATGCTGCCTGGCCTGTTCAGACAATTGCTCCGACAAGCAACTCGTCTCAATCGCATGGAGCCTGTCGCGGTCCGTGAGCAACTGCTTGAAGTCTTCCGCACACCGCAGCGCGAGTCGTGTCCCCTGGCGACTGGTACGCAGCTTGTCTCGGGCTTCCTGCCACAGGCCGCGGTAGCGGCAAATCAATTCCACAGCCATCAACCCCACAATCAAGGCGGCGAGACACAAGAAGTACATGACGGTGTTTTCCCACAGTTAGAGGATGCGGCGGGACTCCCGGCCATCGCACGACGCCCTGCCAGCCACGGCAGTGGATACCATTCCGGGTCAGGCTTTACCCACCCCAGTCACCCGCCATGCGGTTATGGGTTCAGTGCCCCGGGCACATGCCGGGAGTCCTGCGCCTAGAACACGCTGTAGTGCCAAGTGTCGCCCTTCACTTCTGCGCCCTGGACTGCGGACGAGAGGTAGTAGCCATTGCGGAAGCGAAGGTACATGCGCAGTCCTTTGCCGAGCCAAGCCGGAATCTCGCACGCAGGCGTCATTCCGGCCGGGCCTTCGGAAGAAAGCTGGCTGCTGACGAATTGCCCTACGGTTGGCTGCCGCAGTTGCGGATCGCTGGACGAGATTTCCACCAGGCACAACTCCTGGTGCAGCACGCGCATCTCGTAAACGGCACTTTCCGTCTCGACCATCAGGCGCGTGCCGAGCTTGAGCCGTTTCATGTCGATGCCGGGCTCCTGTCGCAGCTTTGCCGCTAATGTCGTCATATCCAGCCTCCCCTTACTGAATCAGCGATTCTTCGTGAGCTAGAGTTGCTGCTTGAATATCTTCTTCAAGTTCCGCATCGCTGATGTACCCGGCGCACCACGCGCCCATCCGCGGGCCGAGTCCGGTAATTCCGCGTCCCAACATCTTGGCAACCATCTTGTTGATCTCCGCCTTCGACTTGCGGTAGCCGAACTTGCGGCGGTACTTCAGGTCCAGATGTGCCAGTGAGGCGGTCTTGCCGTGCTCACGCTTGGCCTCCACGATCTTGCGGGCTGCGATGATCTGCTCATCGGGCGGCATGGCCGCCAGAACTTGAACGTGGACCATTCCAAGCAGTCCCGCGGCGGCGAGTTGTTGGACCTCTTCAGGAAGCGCCAGCAGCCGTTGACGGTCATGGACCCAGCGGGTCGGTCGTTTTAGCTCGGCAGCCGCCGCCCGCAGCGACACACCATCAGGAAACAGGCGGCCTAGTGCCTGGGCCTCTTCCAGCGGGTTCAGGTCTTTGCGTTCAAGGTTCTCGGTGAAGTTGAGGATGCGTGCTTGGCGTTCGGTAAGGTTATGCCGGATGCCTGCGGGTATGGTCTTCCAGTTGAGGATTTGGGCCACGGCGACGAAGCGCCGGTGTCCGGCCAGCAGGCGGTAGGCGTAGCCATCCTGGTCCCGCGGCTCGACAATTACGGGGAATTGCAGGATGCTGTCCCGGATGCTGGCCGCCAGGTCCTCGACGGATTGCAACGTGAACGGCCCGCGGCAATTGAACGTCTCGTCATAGAAAATGCTGGCGATCGGCACTGCGTAGGCGTCGTACTGCGGCAGGCGCTCTAGGTTGTCGTCACGCTTCGTTTCCCTGGCGACTTCAACCTCTAGCCCAGCTTCGTGTTGCACGGCTTCGGCCATGTTCCAAGCCACTCCAAGACGTTGGTGGTGCCGTCGTCTTCGATCTTGACATAGGTGTCGTTCTGACGAGCCCACGACCCGGTGTTGAAGTGGTAGTCGCCGATTCGACCTGGGGCGTGCGTATGGCCGTAGACCACCACGTCGCACTGCTTTTCCTGGCGGTACTTCTCGACGCCCTCGACCATCTCAGCCTGCCGGCCGTGCTGGAACGTCAGCGTTCTCCACAGCGTCAGGGCGCTTTCCAGCGTGCCGACAAACTCGTCGGCGACGGCGTGGCCCTTGTGCGTGAACGGGCTCTTGTTGCGATCTTCCAGCATCCCGCTGATGATGGCCGTGATTTCGCCGACGCCGGGATTCGGCTCGCAGCAGTACGGATCGGCTTCGTGGCCGTGGAGGAAGGCAAACCTCCGGCCGCCGATGGTTTCCTCGAAGGGGTGGCAGGACCGCTGGAACAGCGGGTGGTCGATCATCAGCGGCGTGCCGATCAGCGGAGCCAGGGCGTTGTCATGGTTCCCTACAATCCACGTCGCCCCCATCGCATCGAGCCGATCCAACAGCAAGCGGTGCGCCACGATGGCAGCCCCAACCGGAACCTGCCAGAAATCGAGCAGATCGCCAAGAATCAGCAGCCGGCCGTGTTCGCTCTCCACCATGTCAAGGAACTTGCCGAACCGCACCTCCCGGTCCTGGAAGGCGAAGGCGTCGCGCGGGCCTTTATCGCAAGCGTGCAGGTCACTGACACAAAAATGCGGCATGAGTCTGGCTTTCTGGGTTAGCGTGGCCTGATTTCATCCAGCGAGCGGAAGCCGGGTGCCCCGAACACGCCGTCCATGAATCCTTTGTCCACGGCCTCCGCCGCAGGCATGTACCACTCGCGGACCTCGTTCATGCGTTGTCGCAGGTACTCGCGCACACGGTCCTTGGAGTATTTGTTGCGCCGGAAGAATGAGCCGCGGTAGCACTTGGCTGTGTAGATGGCGAGCATCTGGCCGTCCAGGCGATCATTCTGCTTGGCCTCCGCCAGAAAGCTGCGAGCATCGCCCTCATAGGCGGCCGTGCCGAAGTGGACCATGAAGTCCGCGTTGGGCATGATGACCCGCTTCTTGGCTGCCTGCGGAATGATGCTCGACATGCTTCGCGCGTGGGCGTAGGCAAGCAGTGTGACGGGCGATTGACTGGCCGCGATGGCATCGTAGATGGCGATGCCGTAATTCCAGTCACCGCCACAGGTGCATTGATGCACGAGGATGGACTGATGATTCAGCGAATTCAGAAAGAGAAGGTTCTTGATGAACGTGTTGGCGCAGGCGAAATCAATGCCGTCCTCCTCGTTCGCGGCCGGACTCATTAGTACGATCTCGCGCGTATCGGGATTGATCCCGAACTCGTGCAGGTCATAGACCAGTTCCGACCGTTGCGAAATGCTGCGGCGAGGCTTACGTTTCATCGGCTTTCTCCACAGTGAGAAAATGCACGTCCGCGGGATGGCTGTCGAAATCCAGCCACTCGCAGATTTGCCGCCGGAGAACGTCGCCGACCGTGTACAGGTCAGTGTCCGCCGGCATGTTGTCAAGTTGCAGGACAACTCTCACGTTCATAGGCTGCATCGCCAGGACTCGAACCTGGAACCACCGCATTAACAATGCGGCGCTCTACCAAATGAGCTACGATGCAGAACGGCTCGCACCGTCGTCCCACGGGCGGCCACGGTGCGGGTACTGTTTCCGCGCATGGCGGATCAGCTACGGTACGTCCTGGTTGTTGCGCGGGTCCTCGTAGGCGTCGTCCTCGTTGTCGCTGAAGTCCTCGTCTTCGTCCTCGTCGTCGAAGTCCTCGTCTTCGTCGAAGTAGGGATCGAACTCGTCGTCATCGAAGTCGTCCTCGTCGAAGTCGTCCTCGTCGAAGTCGTCCTCGTCGTCCCACTCCTCGGGCACTTCAATGGGTCGGTCGGCGTCGGGCATGGATGCGCTCCTGGTACTGGGGGATTGGGAAGCAGTCGCAAGGACGCGGGCGGACGTTTATCGGCGTCTCGTTTAACTGCCAGGCAGGAACCCCTGGCCAGCCCGCGGTTCGTTCAACGATGGCCGCCACCGCCGTGACCGCCACCGTGGCCACCACCGCCACCGTGGCTACCGCCATGACCCGGCGGCGGGCCGCCATGACCCGGCGGCGGGCCGATATGACCGGGCGGACAGCCGTGATGCGGGTCGTGCCCGGGGTAATGCGGCGGCCCCAGCGGGCCGACATGCCCCGGCGGCGTCGGATAGCCATAATGCGGCTGGTGGTAGGACGGCCCGTGGTAATACCAGTTGTCACCCCAGCCGTAGACGTAGGGCTCGTCGTTGTTGTCGTACCAGTAGTCGCTATACAGCGACGGGTAGAACACCCACGACTGGCTCGATACGCAGGGATTGACGCAGAGCCCGTAATGCGGCGCGTACACGGTCGGCGTCGGCGGCTCCGGCAGAGGGTCGTCGTCCGCGATTTCCAACCTGGCACCCGCAGGAACCAGGTATCGCGTGCCATTCTCCAAGACGAGCACGCCGCCCTTGGGAAGATTCACGGTCGCCGCCTGCACGAGGCCGGCGGTCAACATCACGACCAGGGTCAACAGATACTTCATGGCTGGCCTTTCTCCGCGTTGACCTTGGCTCGCAACTCGCCGAGCACTTCGTCAAGCGTCTGGTACTCGCCGCGCTCGATGGCGGCAATGCAACGGCGCTCCATTTCGGCGTCGTAGACGACCACAACGTCGTCCACGCTGTAGCAGCGGCCGAGCCACTGCCGCCAGACGCAGAAGTGAAGCTGGTGGCTGGCGTCCCAGTAGCGTGTCCGGTACATCAGCGGAAAGAGTTGCTTGAGGTAGTAGAGGAGCGTACTCATGGTTTCTCGATCTCCAAGCGGTTGAAAGCGATGATCCGCATGTCGTCCAGGTGCCGTTGGATGGCCTCTGTTTGCCCGACGCTGCTCCGGCTCCGGGTGGGCCGCAGCCCGCAATCCCAGAGCATGTCCATTAGCTCCTGGGCCTCCATCCCCTGAAGGCGAAAGGTCGGATCGAGCGGTGCGCCGTCCGGCAACTCCACGAACTCCAGGGGCTTGGCGACCCGCCGCGGCTGGCCGCTCACATGCTCCACCAGCAGGAAGCCCACCTGCTCGCTCCACGGGTCGCGGTGCGCGACCGCGCGGATGAACTTGTAAAAGTCATAGCCAGATAGATCACGCACCGGTATCTCCAATCACGTAGTAGTTGACGAGCAGGTCCATGATCTGATACAGCGTCAGGCCGTGGGCATAAATCAGCGTGTCGCCGTACCGCATGAGCAACTCGTAGCGGACCAGTACACCGGTCTGCATCCGCACGTCGCGGAAGCGCTGGTCGCCGTTGGCCTCCCGCTCTTGCGCATCGCATGGTCCGCCCAAGAAGATCGCTCTCATGCTCGCTCAGGGTCTCAGATGAAAAGGTGGAAAAGGAAGCCCAGGCCCAGGACCACGGCCCCTTCGGCGAACACGTTCAGGATGTTGCCGCCTTCCTTCGTCGTGCGGAGGAAGTAGTTGATGACCAGGGCCACGCCCAGGGCGGCGGCAATGGTCAGCCTCGGCAGCCCGAAGACGGGAACGATCAGCCAGCCCCACAGGACCGACAGGCAGAACCCGCGGACCAGCGCCGCAGCCACGATCAGGCAGATGGTTCCCAGCAGAAAAGACAGGGACAAGGAGACCTTGTTGAACATAGAGCACTCCGGGTTGGAGGAAAGGAAACGACTCGTTCTACTGCAACGGCCCCACGTCACGGCCGCCGTCGATGAGGTAGCGCCGCGGTCCTTGCTTCTCGCGCTCGTGCCGTAGCTTGACGTTCATCCGCCAGGTGATGCCGTGCTTGGCATTGACGCCGTGAATCCATTGCGACGGCTCGCGGTAGCCGGACAGCGAGTTGTAGGCGAAGGCGTCGGTGCCGACCCACGACCCGTTGACCAGCAGTTCGCCGTCCACGTCGGAAAGGACGCTGGCGGCATGGTGATGGCCGCAGCAGAAGTACCGGCAGCGTTGTGCGCCGGCCGCGGCCCCCAGGGCGATCAGGCCCTTCTGGCGGCGGACCATGCCGTACCACGGGATGCCCAGGTTCGATCGCACGTCGTCACCGTGCGAGACGTTGAACCCGACGCCGTTGATGTTCAGGTTGGCCGACCACGCATCGGGAATGGTGAAATGGACATTGGCCATTTCACGGCAGTGCAAGCGGGCCACCTCGGCGACCAGATAGTCCCAGTTGTCCTGCGCGCCGAGGTAGTCCTTCTTCGGCGTCCGCCGGCCGTGATTGCCCGCCAGGTACAGGATATGGACCTGCTCGAAGTGGGCCGCCAGGTCGCGGTACATCAGGGCGTGAAGCTGGCCGATGGCCAGGCAGTTCTTGAACTGGTTGCGGTAGTAGGACCGCTCGCAGGCTTTGTGGATTTCGCCGCTGGTGTAGTCGCCGTAGGCCAGCACCCAGAGCACCGGAAAGTAGAACTTCGGCACCAGGGTGTCCTGGGTCCATTCGACCACGGTGTCCACGTACCGCTCGGCGCGGGCGCAACTGACCGGGAAGCTGTAGTCTTCCAGGCCGCCGACCTCCTCCGGCCGCACGACCTGATCGTGGTGGCCGTCCGAAAGGTGCATGACGACATGCTCGGTAATCTTCGCCTTGCGCCGGAAGTCCAGAACCGGCGGAAGGGCGGCGAACGGCGTCACCCGCTGCTCCATTTCACCGACAATGGCCTTGAACAGGCCGGCGCTCTTGGCGCTGGCCTTGACCTTCTGCCGCTCGCGGTTGCGCTCTTCGGTCAGATGGATGACCTCGGCCTCCAACTCCATGATCTTCCGGTCGGTCGGGTCGTAGTCGGGGATCGCCTTGTGCTGGCCGCCGGCCGCCTTGGGTCCGGGGGCTTCCCCATCGGGCCACGGCACGTCCTTATGCACGCGGCCGGTGGCGATGTCGGAAACGATGGATCGGCTGACCTTGTGCCGCTTGGCAATGACCGGCTGCGATACGCCCGCGGCGATTGCCGTCTTGATCTTCACGACTGTTTTCTTGGACAAGCGCATAGTGACTCCGCTCTCGCCTCGCCGGTGACAGGAAATGGATAAGGCCGGACGGCCCCTGGGACGGGACCGTCCGGCATGGGAGGGCTGGACTTACTGCGTGCGAACGAACTGCTCGATCCAGCTACGCGCGGCCTCGAAGTTGAAGCCGCCCAGACAGGGCTCGGACAAGTCGGGGCTGCCGCGCCCGGAGCCGACTACCGCGGCGTCTTCCACCGGAATGGCCTCGATGTCTTTCAGGGTGGGCATCTTGACGGTCGGGTCGATAGCCCATTCGATCTTGGCTTCCTTGGCAAAGGCATGGATGCGCCGCACGGGAACGATGAAGTTGAAGCCCTGGAGCCGCTGCACGCCCTGGGTCAGCATCCCGACGTAGACGCCATCCGCCTTGATGTACACGCCGCCGCCCGAGCTACCGGGGAAAGCCACGGCCGTCACCTGGTCGAAGACCTTGACGTTCGCGCCCTTCATCGGCAACGTCCGCCCCACCTGGCTGAGCACGCCGGTCGTGTAGCTGTTCGCCCCGAATTGGCCGAGGAGACTGCCGCAATGCGCCAGTTCGACGCCGATGGCCGGGATGTAGTCCTTCTCCAGGTGGAACTTCGTATTCAGCGTGATCGGGTAGGCATTCTTGCAGCGGACCATGAGCAGGGCCAGGTCTTCGCCATAATCGGCGTCCGACACCTTGATGACCTTGGCGTCGAACTTCACTTCGCCGACCCGCCGGCCGCCTTCCTGCCGCTCCTGGACGATCTCGGCGTCCTTGTATTCGATCAGGGTCCGCGTGGTGCCGTTGGCCGTGACGACCGTGCGTGACGTGCGCAGATTGTCAACGACGTGGGCCGCCGTCCAGACGAAACTCACGGTGTCCTCGCCGATCTTTCGAGTGACGAGGTTGCCGGAACCCTGGGCCTCCCCGGACTTGATGGTCACGCTGATCTGCTGCAAATCGTCGGGCACGCCCGCCAGGGCCGTGCCGCCCAACAGGGCGAGGGACAAGGCGAAAACCAGAAACAGGCTACTCTTCATCGGTGCAACTCCAAAAGGTGAAAAGGAAAGGAAAACGCGACAGCCGCTCAGATGTCGAGCGACGAGTCCTCGTCCATGTCACGATCCGTGTCGTAATCTTCGGTACTCCTCCGCGTCAGGGTCATCCATGATCTCGACTTCGATCTGACGCTCGCACTCCGGTTTCAAGCGAACAACAAGTCCTTCGTGAAGGCGCTCGACAAGTGAACCCGGGTTGTCAGGGCACCACTCCATCAAGACTTCAATTGTCACGGCTAGGCCCACCGAATTCGGCTCGGTGAGCATAAACGCCAAGCCGACAAGTTCACCCTCGTCAGCAACGGCCTCGTGAACCGCGGCACGAAGGCGCTTGCCCCAACTACGACGAAAGCCGCTCGCGTCTTCGTCCCAGTGGCCGGAATACACCAGGATGCGGCATTGGATGTACTTCACAACACGGCCTCCACGATCTGGAGAGTTCCGTCCACACCATCCGAACTGGTGTCCCACTGGACGCCGGCCATCAGTTCGCCCATCGTCATTAGCTCCAACTTGCGGTTCTCACGAATCACGTCCAGCACGCGCTCGTCGGTGGGCAAATGGATCAAGTCCACAATCAAGCAGCCCAGGTTCAGGTCCATGCCAATACGGTGAATGCGGTCCTCGCTCTGGATGCGGTACTCCGGCTTCCAAGAGTTGGACCAGTAGACCGCCGTGCGGGCCTCGACCAGTGTCAGGCTCATGCCGCCGGACTCTGGGTTCGCCACGAAGGCCACCCGCGGATGGTTCATGTTGGCCCAGTAGTCCAGTGGCTCTTCGCTGACAGGCTCGCCGTCGTGCGTGAGCACTTGAAAAGTGCCCTGGTCGCACCGCACAACGGTCCACTTCTCCTTGAGGCACAGCCGGGCCACCCGATCCACCGAGCCCGTGAAGCCGGCGAAGATTACAAGACGGCCGGTCTCCTCGTTCTCGTCCAGGAGCATCTTCAGGGCGGCGTCCTTCGGGCACGGGACCTCGTGGGATGTGCGGATCATCCTCGGGACTTCGCGTGCGCCACCGCACACCGGGCACGTCACCGTCTGCTCAATCAGCCGAGCCACCACATCGGGCGGCAATAGGCCAATACCCGGGTACGATTGCTCCGGGTTCTGCGGGTCCACGTACTGCGTGACCGTGCCGTCGCTGCAATGTGTGCAGGGCTTCGTGCCATCCTGCTCTTCGCGGTACTGGAAGCCGTCGCTCAACTCCCGGAGCAGGGTCATGCCGGTGATGGCGTTCGGGGCCGACGACACGACAGCCTCGGCCACGCGGACGATGCTCGCGGACGGCTTGCAGATGATCTTGCGGTAGCGCTTGTCGGGCAGGTCCAGGCAGTCCTTCTTGTGCTTGATCGTGACCAGCCCCTTGAGCCGTTCGTGCAGGTAGGCGACCTCGTTCGTGCTCGCCTGGAACGGGTGATAGGCGTCCGGCTCCGTGAGCCCATCCAACTCGTGTGGCCCCGCCTCGCGGGTCTCGCCGCACTTCTCGCACTTCTTCTCGTCGTCCTTCCAGCCGATCCGCTTCTTGAACGCGCCTTCGTCGAACTGTTGCAGGACCATGAAGGCCATCCGCTCTTCCATCGCCTTCTGGCTCCCCTCGCGGAGGAACCCGGGCCAGGCGATCTCGCACTGGCTCCACCAATCCACCGGCGACTTCGGCGACGGGGTGCCGGACATCTCGATCACGAAGCCGTGCTCCAGCCCGTACTTTTCGCGGATCATGTCCGCCAGGCGTTGGCAGGCTTGCGAGCGCTGCGAGCCGGAGTTCTTGCACCGGCTGGATTCATCGCAGATCATTCCCGCCGGAAACGGCTGGCCGGGCTTCCACTCGTCCACCCACAGTTTCAGTCCCTCGTAGGTGAAGAACTCGACGTTGAACCGGTCGAAGGGGAAGTTCCACTTGCGGAACTCCCGCTTGATGTTCGGCAGGCTGGTCTTCGGGCCGACCCAGAACCACCAGTCGATGCTCGACCGCTCGATGACTTCCTGGGCCGACAGGGTTTTGCCCGTGCCCATTTCGGCCGCGAAGATGTGGTAGTGGTACGTCAGCCCGTTGTCGGTCAGGTCTTTCTGGTGGTCCTTCAGCGGTCGCGTGTACTCGTGCCGCACCAGCGGCCGGTCGAACCATGCGTAGGCATCTTCGCCTACGAGGAAGGAAAGCTGAAAGCGGTTGCGCGGGCAGTCCTCCACGGACCAAATCTTCCGCGGGTCCTGCTCGTCGTAGCCGTGCCAACGCGAGCCGCGCATCGCCTTGATCTCGTCCTTCAGGCTGTAGGGGCTCTTGATGAAGAAAATGCGACCATCCTTGTACTCCAAGGTGGCCGTCACCAGGATCGGCGTCCCGGAGGAAGTCGTAGTACGCAACTGGGTTTGGACGACGGGCATCAGAGTCTTCTCGCGTTTACACGCCTCTTCCAGCCTTGAGCACCGAGTAAGAGAGCTGACACTTACTGAATCAGCGAAAAAATGAAGGCTAGAGTGATTTCAGGCGGGCGACCGCGATTTCGCAGTTGTGCTCGCTGAGTTCGACGCCGATACACGGCCGCCCGAGCCGTTTGGCAGCCAACAGCGTGGAACCGCTGCCGGCGAACGGGTCCAGCACCATCCCGCCCGTAGGCGTAGACAGCAGAGTGAGGAGATACTCCATCAAGGCAAGGGGCTTGACCGTGGGATGGTCATTCTTCATCCCCGGCGGGTTGCGCTCTTTCTTGTTGGCCTTCGCCGTGTAGAAGAACCGGCTGGCCCCGCCCGAATCTCCGTAGGTGCCGGCGGCCGTGGCCGTAGGCGGAAAGCCGCGGTGATAGCCGCCGTCCTTGCCGTCCGAGCGCTGCTGCCCGGGCTTCATCATGCCGCTCTTGAGCGTGCCGGTTTGCTGGTCCAGCATGGCCGCCGCCCCTTCATCCAGGAGCAGGTTTGCCGGCCAGCGCCCGCATTCCGAGCCACCCACAGGAGACCGGTTGACACTGACCCAGCCGCCGTCCGACTCCGACCGTGGGTTGCGCGTGCGGATCGTGCTGTCCATCCCGATCCGGCTGGCGTTGATGTTCAACCCGGCCACGCCCCACTGCTCGGCGTTGTGCGCCAGCGTGCCGTCCAGGGGCTTCATTGCTAACGTGACCGGTTCCCAGGCGGGCTTCAGTGAGTTGGCCCAACCGGTCCATGCTTTCGCCAGGTCAGTGGCCGGGGCCGTAATGGCGCATTCGGCCGCCGGATTGTGAAGATCACCGTAGACCTCGTTCGTGCGGCCGTTGTCGGCAAGCGAGTAGCCGGGCTGACCGACCTTCGTACCGATGACCTCCCGCTTGGCCCCTTTCGCCTTGTCGATCATCAGGCCCACGTCCGGGGCCTTGGGAAAGCCCTGGCCTTGCAGCCACATGAGGCAATCACGGACCTCCCAACCGGCGTCCTCAATCGCGCAGACGAGCCGGTGATAGGTCCGGGTGCCGCCGAAGGCCATGAGCATCGCACCCGGCTTGCACACCCGAAGGAACTTCTCCCAGAACAGCGGACCAGGGACACCGTGGTCCCATTCGTGGCCCATGAAGTCCAGGCCGTAGGGTGGATCGGTGCAGATGAAGTCCATCGACAATTCGGGCAAGGTCGGCACGATCTCGCGGTTGTCACCGCAGTAGAGTGTGATGTTGTCACGCTGGTAGTACGGAGTCATCGCTGTGGCCTGTATTCCAAGAGAAGGGTGGCGTTGTCAGGGGCAGGGCGACTGCGGTAGTCGCCCCACACGTCCAAACCGGCACCACGAAAGATGCTGTGGACCTTGTTGAAGCCGGCGCGCACCGACAACTTCACCGCGGGCGTAGACCCCGCAGCGACGGCATCGCGCCACTGAGCCAAGGTGCCGCTGATGACGGCTGCCGACACGCCACGAGCGGTTGTCTCCGCGGTGACATACGGCATCCCGGAACAGCGCTCCAGGATGTCGTACAAGTCGCCGTCCTCGGCGACCAAAAAGACACTGAAGAAGGCGTGAGGCAACAAGTCCGCCGTGAAGCCAGCCGGGGCGTCCGGGTCCCGCAACGCCGCCAGACAACTCAGAAACTTCTCCGCCTCTGACAACTCGCGCGGCATCGCCGCCGCGGCGCGCACGGGCGAATAGCCCAGCACTTGCTGGCAGATGCTCGTGAACGCACGAAGGTTCACGGCGGGCGACGTTAGCAACAAGCATTCCGGCTTCATGGTGAACACGCAGAGAATGCCTGTCTTGCGGCACGATTGCCGCAAGACAGGCGAGGATCAGGACCCGCCAGAAGGCCCGTTGGCACGACTGGCGGGGAGCAAATACCTGCCCTTGATGCACGTCACCGAGCGTCGGTGGCCGATGCGCAGTCGGCCGGCGTTTGCGGGAGCGGTGCGGCAGGTGTGTCTAGCCCTGCCGGAGCCTTTCAGCAGGTCCAGCAGGGAACAGAGAAGCTACCGGGCACGGCTGGTCGGAGCGGGCGCGGCGCGCTGGACACCGTTGTTCTTCACGCTGACGAAGGCGTTGATCTCCTTCACGATGCGGTCCATCGACGGCATCCGCTCGAAGGTGTCCAGACACTTCACGACGACCGGGACGTGCCACGAGTAGGTGCCCTTTTCCACCAGCCGGCTCTTGAGCGTCAATGGCAATGGAGGATGCGGCACCAGGCCGGTCACGTCTTCGCCCCTGGCCACCTTGGCGTCGATGTCCGCCTGCGACAGCGGCAGATAGGAGAAGAGTTTCTTGGATTCCTGGCGACCCGATTTGTTGCCGCAGAAGAACTCCAGAAAAAGGTTCTGGCTCCGCTCGTAGACGAGGAAGCTGGGGCCGAACATGCAGTGGCTCTCCTTCTCCGCGGCCTGTGCCTGGATGCGCTGGAACTCCGCGGAGGCCGGGTCATAGCTGACGATGATCGCCTCGCTGTCGGTCATGTCGATGGCCTTCGGCCGGCGGGCCAGCGGGATCACGTCGATCTGGTCGCCCAGATCGGTCACTTCCTCGTCGGAAAGGGGAATGCCGTAGTTGCCGGGGCGCACGAGGTTGCGGTTGACCGCCTTGCCCTTGGTAAACAGTTGCAGGCGGAGGAGGTAATCTGCGCTCTTGGCCAGATCGGTGAACTGCTCATCGCTGCCAAGCTGCGTGGAGGGGAGTTGGTCCAGGTTCACGGGGACCAGGGCATTGTTCGTGTCGTCGGACATTGGTGCTTACCTCAAAACAGGTGCATGAAAACAGCGAAACAAAGCGGACAGAGGAGTCAGTCTTGCTTGTCGGGAATGTCCTTTCTCTTGCGGTTACGGTTCATCACGACCTGGCGTTGGTTCTCGACACTCGCGTGGTCTAGGTGCATCACCCAAGCCAATGCCGCCCGCCAGGCGTCTAGCAGCGTCTTGCAGTTCTCAGTGGCCAGGACCAGGGCCGAGACGGTCGGCCGCTCGTACTCCGGTTGCAGTTCCTTGAGGGGCCGCATGTACGGCTGCGGCTTGAAGTCCTCCGTGAAGAAGGCATCCAGCTTCCCTTGCCGCACGGCCTCTTGGAACTGCTTCAGGAATGCTTGGACCGCGGCCCGGAACTCGCCCACCGGCATCGTCCGGGCCATGTCGAAGAACTGCGCCTGGTGCTTGTAGGGCACCCGCGCCAACTCATAGGCGGACCCCAACGGCATCTCGCCACGGTCCACCGCCTTCTGATACTCCTTTTTCAGGTCCAGCAGCCCCAGGGTCTCGCTGACCCAGCCAGGGCTCTTGTGGAGGATGCGGGTGCTGATCTCTGCCAAGGTGGCCTCGGGGCGAGCCTCCATGATCCGTTTGATCTGACGGGCATAGTCCATCGGCGTCGTCTCTGGCCGGAGGGCGTTCGCCTGAATCTGAATCGCCAGCAGGTCGTCGTCCGTCAGGTCCTTGACGAGGCAGGGCGTGGTCGCCAAGCCGGCTTCACGGGACGCCGTGACACGGTACAGGCCATCCGCCACGTCGTATTTCCCCGGGAAGCGGGCGGACGGCCGGACCAGGATCGGGTTCAGGATGCCACGGTCGGCAATCGAGTCCCGCAACTCCAGGTAGGCCATCGCCCCGCGATTCACCAGCCGGAGCACCAGCGGCGGGTCCACAAGCTGATCGGTCGGAATCCATCGCAATTCGTCTGTCACACCCTTACCAGACGGCAGAACAAATCGTTTTTCTAAGACTCCTTAGAAAAATTGCCGCTTCTGCCGTCTGGTAAGGGTGGCACACCAATTACGCTCTTGAGCGATCGGCGTGTAAACGCGCTAAACGGAGCCACCATGCCACAGGTAAGTGAAGCCCTGCAAGCCTTCCTGCAAGCCCGCAAGACGGCTGCGAACACCGATCTTCTTGATCGGTGGTCCATTGCAATGGAAACCCAGGTAAATGTCCTGGCCGGCGATGGCGAGCCCGTGGCCGGCAAGCGCAGCACCTGGACCAACGGCACGGAGACCTGGTGGTCCATCCGCATTCCGCACGACGCCAACTCGGAGCCAACCTGGGACGACTACAAGCTGACCTTCTCCTTCACCGAGCGTGCCGAGGGGATCGGCTGCACGGGCTGGGACTGGCGGGCACGACGCTCCCGCCGGGTGGCTTTCGACTTTGACAGCCTCACGGCGCACGCCAAGGGCGTGGGGCTCAGCAACGAGGATTTGGAGAAAGTCAAGCAGGCCGCGATGCGGCTTCCCTATATTGAGGTGCGAAAAAGCACGGGTGGAACCGGCCTCCATCTCTATGCGTACTTTGACGACGCCGGCATCCCCACGGCCAATCACACGGAACACGCCGCCTTGGCCCGCTGCATCCTCGGCATGATGTCGAGCGAGTGCAACTTCGACTTCGCCTCGCAGATCGACTGCTGCGGCGGGGTCATGTGGATATGGCATCGCAAGATGACGAAAGCCAATCAGGGGCTCGCCATCATCAAGCCGGCCACCAAGGTCCTTGCTGAAGCCGATCTGCCGGCCAACTGGCGCGACCATATCGAAGTGGTCACTCGCAAGCGTACAAAGGTCCGCATCAATGAGGTGGCGGAGGATGACCTGGACCCCTTCGAGGCATTGACCTCCAGCCGGAAGATCATCCCCCTCGACGACAGCCACAAAGCGCAGATCGCCGCGCTCCAGCATACCGGCTACACCACGCTCTGGGTCGCCGACCACCACCTCTTGCAGACGCACACCTGTGCGCTGAACGAGGTGATGGAAAATCAAGGCAAGGAGCTTGGGCTAGTCGGTGTCTTCGGGACCAATTCCCAAGGCCGGAATCCCGGCAACCCAAACTGTTTCCTGTTCCCTTTGCCGAACGGCGGCTGGCGGGTCTTCCGCTTTTCGCCCGGCGTAGCCGAAGCAAACACTTGGACGCAAGACGGCCAGGGGTGGACCACCTGCTACTTCAACCATCGGCCGGACCTGACCGCTGCCGCCAAACTTCGCGGTGGAATCGAGGACCCGGACAAGGGCGGGTACACGTTCAAGACACCCGAGGACGCTATACACGTCGCCAAGATTCTCGGTGAAGAGAACATTGCCGTGGACCCGATGTTCGTGGATCGCCGCACGCTGCTCAAGCCGCACAAAGACGGCCGCCTCGTCATGGAGATCGAACGAAAGAGGGGTGACGCGGACCTGAAAGAGCCGGACGGCTGGCTGGCGAAGAAGACGAAGTGGGTCCGCGTCTTCGAGACCGTCGTTACCGACAAGAAGAACGACGACCTCGGTTTGACGGAGTACGACAATCTGCTGCGTGCCGTCGAAACCTCCGCCAAGCAATTCGTCGGCTGGGTCGTCCACAAGGATAAGGAATGGGTTGGCGAACCCGCGGCCAACGTGAAGATGCTGCTGCAAAATATCGGCAATGCCAAGGATGCCGCCGAGTGCATCATGGGCGGAGCCGTTGCGAAAGGGTGGCGGCTGGTCAGCCTGCCCTTCCATGCAGAATACCCCGGCGGCCGGCAGTGGAACTTGGATGCCGCCCAATTCTTGTACTTGCCAGCGGCCTTGGAACCGGACACGACGCCCGAGCATCCCCACTGGGACATGATCTTCGAGCACATCGGCGTCGAATTGACAGTGGCCCTGCGTGATCTGCCCTGGGCACAGCAGGCCAACATCAGGACCGGAGCCGACTACTTGAAGACATGGGTGGCGTGCGCCTTCCGCGAGCCTTTCGAGCCACTGCCCTACTTGTTCTTGTGGGGCAACGAGAAAGCCGGCAAGAGCGTTCTCCACGAGGCTTTGAGCCTCTTGGTGACAAAAGGCGTTGTCAAGGCGGACAAGGCCCTTACCAACAACAACGAGTTCAACGGCGAGCTGGCCGGGGCAGTCATTTGTGCCGTGGAAGAAAAGGATGTCTCCCTCACACCCGGCGCATACGCCCGCATCAAGGAGTACACCACCGCCACCACGTTGTCCATCCGCCAGATGCGGCGAGATGTCTACTCGGTCCCCAACACCACCCACTGGATTCAGACAGCCAACAAGCAGTCCGCGTGCCCCGTGATGTCTGGCGACACCCGCATCACGGTCATCGAAGTTGGCGACCTTCTCACTGAGCAGCAAGTTCCCAAGAAGACCATGCTGCAAAAACTGACCGCCGAGGCCCCGCACTTCATGCACACGCTCTTGAACATGCCGCTTCCGCCACTGTTCGACCGCCTGCGGCTACCGATGGTGTCCACCGCGAGCAAGACCAGAAGTGAAGAGCTGCACAAGACCGACTTGCAACGCTTCCTGGAGGAATGCTGCCAGGCCCGAAAGGAGACCTGCTCGCTGCGTTTCGGCGAGTTCTTCGACGCCTTCCAAAAATGGCTCGACGCCGGAGAAAAGCACCTGTGGTCCAAGATCAAGGTGTCCCGGGAGATGCCGAACCGGCACCGGATCATCCGGGGGCACGCAGGGGACCGCTACGTCCAAGACCTGGTGTTCAAGGCCCCTGTGGAGGCTACACCATGTTGATCCACGTCTACCGCACGGCTGGCTACGTGACCCGTTCCATTGTGCTCGTCGAACCTGTCGCCGAGGTTGAAATGGATGCCTTCCCGGATGATCCGCAGGACTTCGCTGACAGGCGTGACGGCGATTACCTCGAAGTTGCACCCGGAGAAGAAGACCGTGAGCAAGTACAGCATGTGTGACAACGGCAAGCGACAATCCTTCGGCAAGGGCCGGGCGATCCGCGACACCGCGGACGACAAGCCGCGGCCCGACCTGATCTCCCCCTTCGCCGAAGAGCGGCAGGGCCACTGGCTCCGCATGGGAGCCGCGAAATATGCCGAGCGCAATTGGGAGAACGGGATGCCATTCAGCCGGTGCGTGGCCTCCCTGAAACGGCACCTGATGAAGTTCCAGCAGGGGTTGAAGGACGAGGACCACCTGGCGGCCATCATGTTCAACGCGATGGCCCTGATCCACTACGAAGAGATGATCGAGCGCGGCGTGTTGCCTGCCAGCCTGAACGACATGCCAAGCTACCGGGCGGTCATCAAAAGCGCCTTGAGGGCCATCAAGCGGAAGGCCAAGAAGCCGGCCAAGCGCAAGCTGGCGAAGAAGGCCGCAAGGAAGACCTGCAAATCCTGACCCAATCCCAACCGCTCCGGCCCCGCACGCGCGGGGCCGGAGGCATCCGACCGAGCAAACCCCCATGAAGACCTATCCCGGACTCCTGAATCTCAATGGCAACCTGCTCGTGTCCGTGGACTTGGAGACCACCGGCCGGCGGCCCGGCTACCACGAGATCATCCAGGTCGCCTGCGTGCCGCTGGACGCCGAGTTGAAGCCGGCGGCCAACCTCCGTCCCTTCTACACCGAGATCAAGCCCAACTTCCCCGAACGGGCCGAGCAGCAGGCACAATTCAAGCACAACATCCCGATGGAGCAACTGCTGCTGCACGCCCCTGACCAGGACAAGGTGAAAGATTTGTTCGTCGAGTGGTTCGAGAGCCTAGACCTGCCCTTCAAGAAGAGTCTGGTGCCGATGGCGCATAATTGGTCGTTCGAGTCGAGTTGGCTCAAGGAATGGCTGGGCGTCACGCTCTTCGACGACATCTGGTTCAGCCACGCCCGCGATGGGATGCTGCTGGCTATTGCCATCAACGACCGGGCCGCCATGCGTGGCGAGGCGATCCCGTTCAACCGCGTGGGGTTGGGATCGCTCTGCGCCAAGTTCAACGTCGTCAACGCCAACGCCCACGACGCCCTGGCCGACGCCTTGGCTGAGGCCGAAGTCTACCGGGCGCTGCTGCAAATGTTCTAGGAGGTGTGACATGGGACCAGTTCTGAAACTCGCCGACTGGAACAAGATCATCCAGCAGGTCAACGACCTGGCAAACAACCCGCCGGCCGGTTGCAATGGCACGTCCGCACTGAGTCCGGTGACGGACCCGCATCGTTGGTCGAAGACCGACATCAAGGGGGTTCAGGATGCGCTGCAAGCCATTTGCAGCAGCAACACCTTCGACACCATTCCCGATCTCTGGAAACAGAAGACCATCGACGACATCAACACGGCGATTGCCAACGGCTGGTGCCAGCAATGCAAGCAGCAGTCCGTCAAGACCTACCAGGTCGTTCCGATCCACGGGTGCGAGGTGGCGACGTGCGGCGACCTGAGTAATCCCGTCCCTTACACGTCAACCATCGCCCTCGGCAACCAGGCATGGGCGGCCTGCACCGCCTACTACCTGGACTATCTTGCCCGCTGTACGTTGCAAAGCCAACTCGCCACGGAACAGGCGAAGCCGAAGCCGGACCAGGGCGTCATCAACGGGCTGCAAGGACAGATCAACACCAAGACTTCCGACATGGCCGTCCAACGCGGACTGGCCGACGCAGCGGCCACGGCGCAAAGTGCCTTCTTTACCAGCTATGATTCCTGCGCCCAGGCCCATGACCTTCCCGGGAACTGCCAGAATATGTGGCCGATGGTTGCCGCACTGACCGGCCACCCGTGGGCCGATAAGCCGTGCAGCCCGAAGGACATGCTCGGCCCCTGGCGCGAAAGTTGGACGCTTGCCGTCCGCTGGGGCACCAGCGGTCCTTTTAACCTCGTCCTAAGCGGCTACTTTTCACCAGGCGGTGTCCCGTTTGCCCTGATGACCTTCTCAAGCGCCGCACCCATCGCTGGAAAGAAGGCGGTCTGGTGCTATTGCGGTGCAGGTTGCTTGACTCCGAACCTGTCGTGGTTCCCTCCCTACAAGGACATGAACCCCTGTAGTGACGCCGAGAACACGACCGACTACGACGGCTCGACCACTTGGAGCGTCGAGTACCGCTGGTATGCGTGAGGATAAACTATGTTGCCAGTCATTGAACCTGACGGGATGATCCGCTACAGCGAGCCCCCGGCCAACGTGCCCGCGGGCTGGACGCCAAGCCCGGACAATCCGCAAATCTACTTGCCGCCGTGGCAGCCCTGCGCGCATCGCCTTGTCGGTTTCGACAACCGCACGATGGTCATTACGCCCACCTGCCTTCTTGCCCTGGGGCCAGTCCCCATCAGCCGTTGCATCGGCTGTCCCCTGCGGCAGGACCCGTCGCCAGACCACTACCGGAACTTGGACTTCCGCAACCTCACGCAGAAGACCTACCCGGTCCCGGCCTTGGGGCCCCTCGAACGAATCCAAATGCAAATACCCGAGGGTTGCAAGGACGCTAAGACGGCGACCATCACGACCATTGCCGACAAGCCGCTCGCGGAGGCAGCCCCCGTGACCCCGCCGACCCCGGAAGCCTACTCGCCGAATGTCCCTCGCCCCGACCTGGCGGCCATCAGCACCACGCTGCCGCCGGATGACGCGAGCAAGGACCGGACCTTCAGGCGGCCCGTGTTCGAGCCCGATGGTTCCATCGTCTATCCGCACGACGACAAGGACTGGGAACCGCCGCAGAACATCAACGGCTATGTACGCGATCCCGACAACCAGTGGCGCTTCCTGCCGCTGTGGCTGCCATGTGCGCTACGGATGCAGACCGCCTTCCTCAAGGCCAACTGCGGCTGCATCGACATCATCATGCGGTGCAACAATCCGCAAGCACCCACGTTCGGGCAGCGTGTGCCGTCCACCATCTGTGCGACTTGTCCCGTGAGGAGTGAGCCATGACCCAACCTTGTGATTGCCCGAGTACGCCGCTGCCGGTGCCCGGCGACAAGCAAGACGGCCTACAGATCAACTACGTGCTCAACTACGACGGGCCGCAGACGGACGTGTACCGGACTCTGGCACACGCGGTTCCTGAAGGTGATCTGGAATGCGGGCGGCCCGTCTGTCATCCAGACGGAGCGCTCGAATTCCCAACGGGCACACCAGCCGACATCTACGGCTACACCCGCGACGGCACAAACCCGCGGCTCTTCCGCCCTGCATGGCCGGAGTGCATCCACCGGGCCTTCGGCGTCCTCATACGGGACAAGCAGCTTGTGATCGCCGGCCGGTGCAACCGCCTCGGCTGTGAGCAGTTCGGTTGCCCGGTCACGCTCGACCTTTGCCAGGGATGCCCCGTGCGGCAGGCGGCCACCGTCCACAAGCCGAAGAGCATCCGCACCCTGATTGCTGAAATGGAAGCCCGCGGCAAAGCGGGCGCGGCAGCACGGATCGTGGCCGGCAAGAAGTAGGCACTGACACAGAAACAAAAGGGCACCCGGCGCTTGTCGCCGGGTGCCCTTTCTCTACTTCTGGACTGCCTCCACATTACGGGATTGGCACCGGGCAGTCGGGGTCAGGCCCCAAGGCTGCCACACGTTCTGCGCGAATGGCCTCTGCCGCAGACCGCGCCTTTGCCAGGTCCACTTGGACCGAAGGCGTATCGCGGCCCTGCGATTGCACGAGGACCATATCGGCATGGGTTGGTCGGGGAGGATTGATCGCCTGCATGGTTCACTCCCCCTCAGCGGCCTCGTCCGGGCAAGACTCGCTGGATTCGTCGTCATGGACCCACTGCGGGGCAGGCGACGGCCCCATCCGCCGCGCGTGATCGTTGGCACGCGCGGCGGCCACGTCTTGATCGACGGCCTGGGGATCGCGCCCCTGGGCCGGGATCAGCGCCATGTCATTGTGGGTCGGCTTCGGGTTGTCGCCGATTCCCTGCATGGCTTAGAGTCCCTTCCACTGCCCGTCGTACTTGGCGGCCTTGTTGACCTCGGGGGCCTTCACGTCGCCGGACTCGGCGAGGGCTTCGCCCATCGCGGGCTTGCGCTCGACGTGCGTGCCGGTTTCGCCTTCGGCCTGAACGAGGATGTTGTCGATGTTGCCGTTGCCGGCCGGTGCTCCGATGTTCTGCATCGTAGTGTACCTTTTCGTTAAGAGAAACTGATCGAACGAAACGCACGCCAACCGAACGCCGGCTGACGTTACTTGCCCTTCCGGCGGTGTGACATCGCCATCAGGGTCCGCGCCATTGCGACCTGGCGCTTGGTCGTCGGGTCCTTGTGGGCCTCCCGCATGAACTGCGAAAGGCTCTCGCCTGCCCGTTTGGCCTTGGCTTTCAGAGCCCCAGGGTGCTTGATTGCCCCCTGAATCCACTTTTCAGCCATCGGTTGGCCCTCCAGTTGAAGGTTGCACAAATCAACTCGAACACGAACCCTCAAGTCAGTTTCCGTCGATCCCTACGGTCGCCGCTCAAGGTGACTGCAAGAACGCTGTCCCTGCGCCTAGCTTGCCGGTGTTCGTATCCAACTTGAAGTCGAATAACGCACCATCCGGCGCATCGTCCGTGATGATCTTCACACCGCTACTGCTTTGACCATCCACCATCAGAAGATCATTCTGGACGATGAACACATCGGACAGAGCACCATGCGTACTGTCCGTCACGTTGGTCACGAACGCGGTCAAGTCAATAGCTAACTGGCCGTCGTTGACGACCAATACCTGTTTGAGCGCCGTCTGCGGGCTGGCCGCAGGCAGGTCGCCCGCACTGCTGTCCACCACCTGGGCGTTGACATCCAGTGCCAACGCGCCATGCGAATTGTCGCCGGGGGCGGTAAGCCGAAACACGTCCCCAAAGTATCCGTACTTTGCGACCCCCGCCTTGGAATCCATTACCGTAGTTGTTGACAGGTCGATCACCAGCGGATGCGGGTCTTGCGCGATCTGCATGGAGGGTCCTGGTGCCAACAAGACGGGTGTAAAGTCGAACGGCAAGTGGGCAATGCCGGGCGTGTCCTGGTACAAGGCAATCGCCGGCAAAGCCTGTGCCGCAAAGCCCACGTCGGTCGGTGTCCGGTCGCCCCAGTCCGCGGGGCCGCTGAACACCACGTTCGGGCCGCCCAGAAACACGGGTTTGCTGGGGAGGCTCGACGTATCGCCGACAGGCAGCGTCCCGGACGCATTCGTTCCCAGGCCGCCGCCGCCCGCGTTCCCGCTGTCGATGTCGGCCTGCGAGGGCCAGGTCGTCGATTGCGGCAGCGCCGCGGGCCAGTAAAAGGGGTCCTGCACCAGGGTGCCGCCGCGCACGGGCGTCGCACACTCGAAGTCGATGCAGTTTTCCGCCGAATTGTAGTCCGCTTTCTCGACAACCATCTTCACCGGCCCCAAGGCGACGTAGCCCGTCGCGTCGAGCGTCAGGCAGTCGAACGCCTCGAATGGCAGTTTGTGGAGGTAGGTGCGGAACTTCACCCGCTTCCAAGCACTCGACAAGCGGATCAACCAGAAGGTCGCCATCTTGAGGATGATGTCCGGCTGGTTGAAGATGTACCAATCGTAATCCTTCTCCCAGAGGCCGTAGCGCTGGACGTTGTGCCGCAAGACCATGTACTGGCTCTGGCTGGCCTGCTCGGCGGAAAACTCGTAGGCCGGCACGTTCGTCAGCCGCCACGTAATGTTCATCTTCGTAACGATGTCTTCCGTGCGCTGCGCCAGTTCCACCGCCATGCCCTTGTCAGCGTCGATGTCGCTGACCGTGATCGTGCCCACCGGCGTCGGCTCCTCGGGCAGGTACTTGATGTAGACAACATTGTCCTCCAGCCACAAGGCGCAACGCGACTGAAAGCAAATCTCCTTGAGCACCTGCACCACGTTCTTCCGCTGCAAGAGCGGGAAGTTCGCCGGGAACGGAGCCAGCTTCGTGCGAACGTAGTTGAAGCTGTCCGCGTCGTAGGTCAGGTCCGTGTAGTTGTCGATGATGTACTCAAGGGTGTCAACGATGTTCGGGCCGACCGACGACTGGAAAGTGATGTACAACTCGTCGGACCAGCCGCGCACGTTGTCCCCGTGGGCGTTCACGAACCACACCTGACTCAGTTGCTCCTTCAACACGACCTGCACGGCGGTGACGCTGCCGTAGGTTTTCGTCTCGATGGTGTAAAGGTCCTGCGGCACGGGCGTCAGCCGCCGCACGCCGTCCACGGACTGGAAGGCTTTCACGGCCAGCACAGTCCCCGGCGTAATCGACGCGATGTAGGTGATCGTGGGGTCCGTGTACAACCGCACCGGCGACCCGGCATCGTACCACGTCTCGTTCACCAGGGAGTTGATTAGCACAAAGCCGCCCGGCGGCGGCGTCAAGAACTTGTAGAGTCCGTAGTTGCGGACTTCGCACGAATTGCCTGTGCCCTCGGGGGTTGGCGTGCAAGGCACCGGCACGCGGAAGTCATACGGATGCCAGCCCGTGTCGGGAATCGGCTGGCAGTCCGGCAGCCGCACCCGCTGGTAGGCCGCATTCGTGATCGTGTTGGCGATCTGGTTGGCGAGTTCCGTTTCCAACTGCGGGTCCACGCGGCTGCTGATGTAGAAGGCGTCCCCTTGGAAGACCCCGTGGAACAGGCCGCTGCCGATCTGGATGGTCACGGGAGTGTTCTGCGGGAAGTCTTCGCCGCCGAGGATGTGGACCGGGTTGGCACCCTCGCCCTGGAAGTCCGCCTCGGCCATCTGCAAGGCCCGCCGCTCGACCGCGCACTTCTCCTGCCGCAGCATCATAAAGGCTTCCATGCTGAGTTGCTGGTTCAACTTGTTGGCAGCGTCCAGCAAATCGGCGGACTTCTTCGGGTCAACGATCTGCCACAACTCGCTCGCCTGCATGAGCGTGCTGTAGTGGATGTGCTCGATGGACATTTGCATCAACTTGTGATCGTCCCGGTTCGAGCCGTTCACGTACAGCGGACTGTTCGAGTATTCCTGCTGTCCGCCGAGGATGCCCACGCCTTGCAGCGTCGTACCCGTGACCGCCAGCGACATCTTGAGCGCCGGGTAGTCGTAGGCCAGGCCGAACACCATCGGCCACGCCTTGCCCACCAGGTCCGCAGGGATGAAGGGGAACTGCCCCTCGTCTGCCGAGAACCCGATCTCCTTGTCTTCGATCTGCGACACGGCGCTGAACTTGACCGTGCGGTCGCGCTCGTTCCAACTGGCCGGTGTGTTGATCTTGCCGGAGAACACCAGGAACTTGTCGCTCAACGCCAGGCCCGTGAACCACTGGTACAGCCGCACGGGCCGCTTGTGGATGTCGTAGGCATCGAAAATCTTCTTGAGCGCGCCGTCCGTGTCGTCGAGCGTGATGGCGATTTCCTGTGACGGGCTGTTCTGCATCGTCACGTCGATGGCTTCGTCCAGGTCGCCCAACTCCACGATCTTGCCTGGGATGGCCGGCGGCCCCGCGATGTCCTTGTCGGCATACGATGACGTGACCCCGCCTTCGGACCAGTCGATCTCCAGGATGCAGACCGGCTCGTTGCCGTGGGTGGTCGTCAGTTTCGCCAGACCGTCGCTAGAAATGGTACGCATTATTGCTGCACTCCCTCGAACTCGATGTCAATGGCTTGCAACTCGCCGCGCGGCATGGGCGTGATCGCCGGAGCCGCGGCGTTCGGCGTATCGAACTCGAACGGATTGTTGGTGAAGTGCCCCACCCACGTCCGCCCGCGGTGGTCCACCGCCTGCACCGCGACGGCGAAGTAGGCGAAGATGAAGGCCCGCAGTTCCAGCGCCTTGTTGCGGCTGAGAAGGAAGGTCCACTTCAGCTTGCGGCGGCCGTCCCGGCGCTTGACGTAGGTGTAGCGCGTCCCGTCCATCGCCAGCTTCCGAGACACCGTATCCAGCAGGTTCTCTTGATCGCTGAATTGCGGGCTCGGAAGCACGGTGGTCGTTTGCAGGAGTGGCGACGGTGCGGAAACTTGGAACATGCCTGCCTCCTTACGCCAGAGCGCCCTCAAACTCCAACGACGCCGCAAACATCGCGCCTTGACCGTCCTGCGTCACGGCTTCGGTCGGATTAGTGATGACCCCCTTCCACAGGCGGTTCTCCCAATCCACGAAGCCGATCTCCAGGCCCAGGTGGCTGGACATGAAGTTGAGCAGGTCGGCGGCCTGCGTCTCCGACAGGCCCGTGAAGGACAAGACTTGCACCTGGGTCTTCGGCCAGATGGGGTCCGCGTAGACCACCAGGGTTCCGCCGCGAGTCTCGCGGCTGATGCGGTTGAACGCCAAACGGTCCTTGTTGCCCAACTCGGGCGACCGCAGCGTCAAGGTGTCCGATGGCGACACCGCCGGATACAGGAACGTCGTCGGCGGGTAATCGGCGTCCGGGGCGTACACCAGCGTCCCCGGCGGGGGCGTCGGCAAGTCCGGCAGCGATTGCCCGATGCGCGGCTTGTAAAGGAACTCGATGTCGTTGGTCGGCGACTCGTAGACAAAGACTTGCCCGAGCGTCAAGCCGGACTCGGCCGACAGGACGCGCACCACCGTGACCGTGGCCTTGTGCCCAAGCGTCACTTGGTCGCTGGCCGGCTTGGACGACACGACCGTTGCCAGGTCGCCAAGCTGAAGAGCGCTGAACGTCGCCGATTCGCGGATCGAATAGGCCGCCTGCCCGAGGCTCAAAGCGCTGGTCGCGCCGACCGCGATGGCCGCCGCGTGCGTCACGCCGCCCAGGGCCGAATAGCCGAAGGACAAGTGGCTCGTCGCAGTGAGCACGCCGCGCTTGTCCACCGTCGTGGCGGCGTCGGACAGCCCGGCGAGGACCACCAGCGAGTTCACAAGCGTGTCGGGATCGAACACGAAGCCCATCGTCTGGATCGTGTCCGTTGCGTCCACGCGGATCGGCCGGTTGAGCCGGTTCGTGTCCGCCATCGCCAGGTGGCTGACGGCCCCGCAATGCTGCGAGCCGGCGCGTACAATCGTCTGGTCCAGAACCACCTGATCCACGGCGGACAGGCGGGGCTTCGTCGGGTGGACGCTGGCCGCATCAATCAGTTGCAGTGCGCTGGCGGCTGCCAGGTGCGTTGCGCGGTTCTTGACATCGGCGCTGGACACCACAGCCAAGGGATCAGTCGCCGCAACATGGTGGACCGTGTTATAGCCGGTCGCCGTCTGGGCGACGGCCAACACGCTCGTGGCCTGCGGCACGCTGCGCTTGTGGACCGTGTTGCTCTGCGACAGCGGCAGGTTGCTGGTGCCGCGCTTGCTGAGGCTGCAAATCGAGTTCTGCCCGAAGGTCAGGGCGCTCGTCGCCCCGCGGAACTGCACGCGCGTCCGCACGGAGGAGCCCGCCAGCGCCAAGGCGCTGGTCGCATCCCGCAGGGACGTGTGCCGCGCGCCCGTCGCGTAGTTGAACACCAGGGCGGACGCCGCCCCACCGGTCAAATGCTGGCCGAGGTACGGGATCGTCGAGAACACAACATTGCTGCTGGCCGCGCGACCGTGTACGGTCGCGGTCGCTGCCGCGTGGCCCATCGCCAGGTGGCTTGTGGCGTCTGCCAGCACGGCGGGGATGCGCTCGGTCATCAGCGACAATTCGCCGAAGGAGCAATAGCCGCCGTCGCCATTGTTGGACGTGACCGTCAGCCGGTAGTAGGCATACGCGCCCGTGACCGCCAGCGGGTAGTGCCGGCGCTCGCCGGGGTGCCAGTTCGTCTCGGTCGTGATCGCATTCGAGAGCGTGGTCCAGGCGATGCCGTCCGTCGAGCCCTGGAGGCTGAACGCCTGCGGCATCTCAGCGCCGCGGTCCTCGAACGGGGCCCAGAGCGCGAAGGACTTGATCTCAACCGGCGCGGTGAATTGGTACTGCCACCAGACCGGGAACGAAGCCGCCGACTGCGAGGCCACGCTGCTGCTGTGGTAATCGCCGTCGAACGCCTTGTAGGCGTTCGCCAAGGAGTCGGACGAACTCGCGGTGCCAGCCGGCGTCGTGTTACTTGTCAACCGCGGGATCGCCGTGGACGGCCCGTACAGGAGCAACTCGCCAATCGACACGGCATCCACGCTGCCGTTGTTCGACGTAACCGTCAGCTTGTAGTGCGTGTACCAGTCGGGCGTGTCCACCAGGACCACGCGCTTCTGGCCCACCTGCCAGTTGGTCGCGTTGTTGACGGCCGACACCTGCGTCCAGTTGGTCCCGTCCGGCGAGCCCCACAGCTTGAAGCTGCGGGGCATCTCGTCCGTGGCCCCATCCGACCGTGCCCACAGGGCATAGGCCGTGACTTTCTGCGGCGAAGGAAACTGGAACTGCCACCAGGCCGGGTAGCCCGCCGACAGGACGCTCGAACTGAGCGCACCGTTCAAGCCGTCGAAGGCCAGGTACGCCGGGTAGGTCCCGGAGCCGTAGAGGGCCGTCGAACTCGCGGTGCCCAGCGGGGCCGTGTCGCTCGTCATCAGCGGCGTCAGCGGCAGGTCGCTGCGGACCAGGGTGACGGTCGCCGTCTGGCCCATCGCCAGGGCACTGGTGGCCGGACGCGCGGACCCGGAAAGGTCCGCCGAGGCCGACTGGCCCAGCGACAGCGCGCTCGCCGCCCCGCACCCGGGCAAGCCGGCCGTGTCCAGCATCATCGCGCCGAGGCGTGCGCCGGCCGTGCCCAGGATGGAGGCTGAACCCTTCGGGGGCGCGCTCCCGCTGCTGCCGCCGCCCCCGCCACCGCCCCCGGTGACGAGCGCGCCAATCGGCAAACCCGAGATTGGTGAGCGTCCGAGCATGGTTAGTACGCCTGGTTGTATTGCAGGATCGTTCCTGTGCCGCTGTCCGAAATCGTCTGGCTGCCCAGGTCACAAAGGGCCACGGTGCAGTTGTTGCAACCGCTGTCGATGGTGACGGAATGGGAGCCGTTGGTCTGGAACCGGCAGCCGATGACGCTGATCGCCGAGGCGGTCTTGCCGCCGTTGTTGGAGATCACGATGCCTGGGCCGCCGTTGGCGACGAACACGCAGCCCGAGATGTTCACGCCGGCCATCGAGCCCAGGTTGTTCTGGAACTTGATGCCGGGCAGGCTGCTCCCGGTCGCCTGGATGATGCAGTTGGTGATGCGGGCCAGGTCGCCCTCGTCGATGCCGATGCCGCCCACGCCGCCGCTCTGGCAGTTCGCGTTCACGTTGCAGTTGTCGATCAGGCAACGGTACGATTGGTTGTCAATCGTGATCCCCTCGTAGCCGTTATGGTACGTGTAGCAGTCGGAGATTATCGAGTCCGTGACGTGGTTCTGCGAAATGCCGATCTGGCCGTTGTCGTGGGAATAGCAGGCGTGAATTCGGTTGTACGCGCACGTCGTCGATTGCCCGTCCAGGCAGATGCCGTGCCCCGTCGAATGGTGGTGGCTCTCCACGCCGTCCACGTAGTTGTTCGCGCCCTTGATGACCAGGCCGCTGCCGCCGCTCTGGCTGTTGCCGTCGATGGTGATGCCGCGAATCTCGTTGTCGTTGCCCGTGACCGTGAGGGCGTCCACGCCGGCCGTCTTCTTGAGGATCACGCCCTTGGGGCCGGACAGCGATTGGCCGTTGTTGCCGGCCGTGAGCCCCGTGCTGATGGCGTAGGTGGCGGCCGGAAAGTAGACCGGCAGCCCGCTGTCGATGGCCGCCTGGATCGCGGCGTGATCGTCCGCTGATCCGTTGCCCACGGCCCCGTAGAGCAGGACATTGGCGACCGCGAGGGCCGCCTGCGTGAGCAGCTTTGCCGGCGCGTCCACCCAGACGTTCTTCGTGCCTGCCCCGAAGCTGACCGCGCTGCCGCTGTTGCTGCTGGCGAGGATCAGGTCGCGGCTCAACGTGGTGCCCGAGCCCGTGTACGTCCCGCGGCCGACTTCCCAGTTGCCTGCGCCGTCGTCGATGCAGTAGAAGCACTCGTTCCGGTCGCCCACGACAGAGAACGCGCGAAAGCCCGAGACGGCCCCGCCCAGCGTCAGGGTGCCGGTGCCGGTCGTGGCCGTCGTTTCCTGGATGCGGTCTGCAACTACCAGTGTCATGTCGCTCTCCCTTAGCTGCCCAAGATGCCCGCCCCATCGTCCCACGCCGCCAAGGTCGCCCAACCGCCGACCGCCGGATTGATCGCCCCGAAGAAGATGCGGTCAATCGTGCCCAGGTAAGCGGACTCGCCATAGCTGCCGATGTTGAGCCAGAACTTGCCGTTGTCCGAAATGTCGAAGTACCAGTTGCCATTGTTCGGCCGGCGGATGCGAAACCACATCCACTCCAGGACGGGGCAATCATAGGTCGTAATCACGTCGGGGAACACGTAGCTGGCAAGGTTATCCCACTTGTTGACGTTGGCCTGCTTCTTGTGCGACCAATAGTTCTGGCACACGATCTTGCCCGCCGTGTCCATGACGCCAATCGACGCGCCGGACCACCAGCCGTTGAACGACGAGGGACCATGCGACACGCCCCGCACGGCCGCCGTAAGCTGCCAGGTCGGGCTCGTCGGCACCGGGCGGGTCAAGGCGGCGTTCGTCAGGGTGTTCGTCGCCAGGACGATGCTGCCGCCGCTGTCCGACTTCGTGGCCCCGCCGCTGCCCCAATCCTGCAAGGTGAAGTCCGCGGCCGTCAGGATGTCCTCGCTGGCGTCGGTGATGCGGAACGCCGGCCGCCCGCCGTCGAACAAAGGGTCATTGTCCTGGCAATAGCGTTGCAGGTCGCCTTGCGTCAGGAGTTGGTAAGCCCGCGTCCCGTCCCCATGCGACACGTTCGTCGTGCCCTCTTGCGCCCGCGCCACCGTCAACGTGTTCGTCGAGCGGGCCGTGCAAAGCACCAACTCGCTCTCGATCAGGAGGTGGAAGTCGCCGCCGCTCGGGAACACCGAGCCGTCCGCAACCGTAATCGACGTGGCCGTGTCCGTGATCGCCCCGTTGAGGGTCGTCTGGGCGTTGTTCACAAACTCTTCGCGGCGTTGTGTCATGTCTCGTCTCCCTAGCTGCCGAGGATGCCGCCCCCGTCGTCCCACGCCGCCAGCGTGCAATAGCAGCCGGCCGCCGGGTTAAAGGTCCCGAAGCAAATGCGGTTCGGCGTGCCCAAGTAGGCCGTCTTCCCGTAGCTGCCGACTTCGATCCACTGCTTGCCGTTGTCCGAAATCTGGAAGTGCCAGTTGCCGTCGTTCGGGTCCACGATGCGCAGCCACATCCATTCGGTCGCAAAGACATTGAAAGGCCCCACGATGTCGGGCGGGGTGTAGCTGCCGTTGTTCCACTTGTTGATGTGGATGGCCTGCTCATGCGCGCGGTAGTTGATGAACACCCCGAGACCGGCCGAGTCCAGAATGCCAATCGAAGCCGTGGCCCAGATCGCCACGGCGCTCGTGGACAAGCCGCGCACGGCGGCGGTCAGCGTCCACGTCGAGCCGCCGGGGTAGGGGCGCGTGATGAAACCGCCGACCGACGCGGTAACGACGATGCTCGTGCCCATATTCGTGGCCGCCAGGTCCGTGCCGCCCCAGTTGAGGATCGTGAAATCGGACGCCTGGAGGCGATTCTGGCTGGCGTCCGTGATGCGGAACGCCGGCCGGTCGGTGTCGAACAACGGGTCATTGTCGCGGAGGTAGCTTTGCAACCCGCCCTGCGAGACGACGTGGTTGACCAACGCGCCGTCCGCGTGCGACACGTTCGTCGTGCCCTCTTGTGCCCGCACCACCGTCAGCGTGTTGGTCGAGCGGGCTGTGCAGAGCATCAATTCGTCGTCGATCAGGATGCGGAAGTCGCCGCCGGCCGGGAGCGCGGAACCGTCCGCGACCACGACCGACGTGACCAGACTTGAGATCGCCCCGTTGAGGGGCGTTTGGCCGTCGTTCTTGAACTGCTCGCGCCGCATGTGTCACCTCCTACGCGCCCAGGATTCCGGCCCCATCGTCCCACGCCGCCAGGGTTGACCAACAGCCCGCGTTCTGCGCGTCGATCATCCCGAAGAAAATCCGGTCAACGGTCCCCAGGTAAGAAGTCTTACCGTAGGTGCCCAGTTCCAGGAAACGCTTGCCGTCGTCCGAGAACTGGAAATGCCAGTTGCCGTCATTCGGGTCCGTGAGCCGCAGCCACATCCATTCCGCGCAGGCCGCCGGCACCTGGGAAATAATGTCGGGCGACACGTACCCCGAGTTGCCGTCGTTCTTGCACACATGGAGCATCTTGCGGTTTGCCAGCCACCGGTAATTCACCGTCTTGTTGCCGGTGTCCATGACCCCGATGCACGCGCCGCCCCAGTACGCCGTGTTGGTCGTTGTCACGCCGCGCACCGCCGCCGTGAGTTTCCACGTCGGGCCGGCGGGGACGGGGCGCGTCATAAACGCCGTCGCGTTGCCGGGCGAAATGATGATGCTCTTCCCGTGCATCGCCGCGGAAGCCCCGCTCCCGTAGTCGTGCATCGTGAAGTCGGTCGCCGCCAGCCGGTTCTCGTTGGCGTCGATGATGCGGAACGCCGGCCGGTCGCTGTCCACCAGGGGGTCGTTGTCACGGAGGTAGCGCTGCAAGCCGCCCTGCGTCAGGACTTGGTAGACCGTCGCCCCGCTCGAATGCCCGGCCGCCGTCGTCCCTTCCAGGCCCCGCGCGACCGAGAGCGTGTTGCCGGAGACGCCGGTGCAGAGCATCAGTTCGTCGTCCACCAGGACGCGGAAGAAGCCGACGACCGGGAACGCGCTGCCGTCCACGACCGTGATGGTCGAGTCGCCCGACAGCACCGTCCCATTGAGGTTCGACTGGCTATCGTTCTTGAATAGCTCTCGGCGTTGGGTCATGGTCCGGCTCCGAAAGAGGAAATGGGGTCAGCGGCCGGGCTGTGCCCGGCCGCCGACCCACGCGAGGGAGAGATCGTTACGCGGTGACGGTGTACGTGACCTTCAACTGGTCGCCGTTCAGCACCGCCACGTCGCCGGCCGTGAAGGCGGCGGCGGCCCAGAGCACGCCGTCGGCGGCCGTGGTGTCGCCCTTGGTCTGCGACCCGGGGCTCGCCGTCCCGCCGACGATGAAGAGGCCCTTCACCGTGTTGCCGCTGGTAATGTCGAACACCGCCGCTGCGGCGTTGGTCGTGGACGCGACATGGCTGGTGACGCCCGCCGCCCCGGCTCCCCATGACGGCCGCGTGCTGGAACTGCCGCCGTTGAGGTTGTCGGTGTAGTCCTGGAACTCACGCCAGCCGTTGGTGCCCGCCAACTGGGCGTAGGCATCGCCCTGGCCGTAGGACGTAAAGCTGCTGGCGCTGACGAGGCCCATCCACCAGGCCGTCAGCTTCGTGCCGTTGTGGAACATCACTTCCAGCAGCTTCGTGCGGCCCTCGTCGGTGATGTAGTTCGACACGTCGAACTCGTTGATCTTCACGCCGCCGCGCCAGTGCTCGACGTGGAACCGCCCCTTCGGGGCCAGCTTGTCGGCAACGCCCTTGCCCGGACGCACCAGTTCGACGCCGGCCGCCTGGCCCATGTGCAATTCGCTCTTCATCGTTGATTCTCCGAAAGTTAGAGGACTGACGTGCCACGCCGCAACTCACGTCGCAGTTCCGTGGCAATGGATCGAGCCGTTTGGCGGCCCGTTCCGCCGCCTTCGACGGTTACGTTGATGTCGCCGACGTTGGTGACATGCCCACCCTGGCTGTGGTAGGACGGTTTGCCACCGGCGTTCATCGCCGTAAGCTGCGAAGCGAAACGACGAGTCGTTGCCGCGCTCATCACCATTTCGCCGGGCGAAAGCATGGCGGGGATCACGTCCGTGCCCCGCGGCCGTCCGCCGCCCGCCAGAAAGGCCATGCCGCCGTGCGCGGCGGTCATTTCCCCACCACCCCCGCCGGGCGATGGCACGTTACCGGCTGCGGCAGCCAACTCCCGCATGGCCGTGGTCGCTTGCTCGATCTGGCCGATGAAGCCCGCCAGCGACAAGCCATCAATGGCCGATTGGATCATGGAGAACTTGTTGGTCGTTTCCTGGACCTTCTTGCCGGTCTCCGGGATCGCCTCGTTCAGGTGTTCCATTCCTTGGGCGGCACCCTTGATCTGTTGATCGAGGTTAGGGAACTTCGACTGGATACCCCGCAACCGCTCGGCATAGTCGAACATCTCCCGCAGGCTTTTCAGGTTGGCTTCCGTGGAACTCATGTTGAGATCAAGCGACCAGGGCATGTTTGCCTTGAGGTTCTTGATCTTGTCCGTCAGGTCTGTCAGCGCTTTCGGATCAATCTGGAGAGGGTGCGACCGCATCTGCAAGATCGTCTCATTGATCTCGCGGAACATCGTGACCGCAGCGTTCAGTTCGGCCTTACCGCTCCCGCCGAAGACGCCCGTGACCATGTTTGCGCCGACCTTCAGCGCCTGCACCGTGCCGACCGTCTCGTCCTTCTGCACGGCCATGTTGCCGGTGATCTGCCCTTGCAACGCCTCAATCCGTTGCAAGGCATCAGCCCGCTCCAACTCGGCGTCCTTGACGGCCTTAGCCGATGTCGCCTGCTCCCGCGGATAGTCCCCGGCAATCTTGAACTGCTCCTCCATCGTCTTGCCGGCCAGCTTCGACTTGTCGCCGCCGACGAACACATCGAGATTGATTCGTCCAAGTCCCGTCGTGATGCGCTGATTCAGCTTGCTGAGCGACTGATCGGCGATGAACAGGTCGCGGACTTCGGCCTTTGTCACGGTGCCTTCCATCGTCTCGCGCATCTTGCGCTTCATGCCGTCGAAATTGAGCCAGTCGGAGACCTCCCACTTCTTGCTGGCCATCATCAGGTTTTGGAATTCCTGAAGACCCGCCTTCGTCTTGGTGACAGCTTTCTCACGATCCTCGCCTGCAAGGGGGTGATTCTTCTTGTCGAACAGGTCCATGTCCTTGGAGATTGCCTTGGCCAACTCCCGCATCCGCGTGACGCGCTGTTCCTCGTCGGCCGCGGCCTGGGCAGCTTGCTTGGCCTGCACTTGCTTGCTGGCCCGCAACTGCTCATTGGCCGTCAATTCGCTCCGCAGAACGCCCTCGATCGCCGCCTCCGCGTCTTGCTGGCCGAGGGTGTCCTTCCGCCGCTGGGCAATCGACATCGACTCTTGGGCGAATGCCTGCGCCCGTTTGTAGATGCTTTGCGCCGCCTCGATGTCCTGCGGCGTCTTGGCCGTGGACATCAGTTCTTCGGCCTGGCGAGCCAAGCTGAGGGCGCGGCCGGCAAAGTCTTTCTGCTGTTCCCAGCCGCTCTTCCACTGGCTCTCGTACCAACGGAACTGGGTGTCCGCCAGACTGCCGGCGATTGCGGTACTCCGCTTCATCGAATCGGAGATGGCGCGGTCGGCTTCACTGGCCAGGTTGCGCAGGATGTGGACCTCCTTGTCGGCCTCTTCGGTGATCTTGAGCATCGTGGCATGGGAATCGGCGATCAGACGCTTGTTGTCCGTCTGCGTGGCGTCCACCATGTCGAAGTAGTCTTTGCGCCGCTCGGCCAAGGTTTGCTCGGCCTTGTGGACGATCTCCTGGTTAGCGCGGTCCTCTTCGTCAATCCGTCGTTGAGACGCCGCGCGAACCATGTCCAGGCGGTCCATTTCCGCCCGATGGAACTCGTCCTCCGCCTGCCGAATGCTCTGGATGATCCGGCTGTTGGTGAAGTCGAAGGCCGCATACGCCGTGAGTCCTACGAGTAGACCGTTCACGGCAAGGCCCAAGGGACCGAGCCCCAGGGCCGCCAGCCGCGCGTTGAGGGCCATTGTGCCCAGCACTGCGGCAAACGAGCCGAAGACCGCCACGCCTGTCAGCACGACGGGGACCAGTGCTTTGATGGCCGCACCGACCGCATCCGCGCCGCCGGCAAACGACAGGAATTGGTTCACCACCTTGACGATTGCCGCACCCAGGTCGGTGGTGAGGAAGGTTTTCAGCTTGTTCATCTCAGTGAGCGTCTTCTGCGCATCGCTCTCGATGAACAACCGGTACTTCTCGTTGAAAGCGGCGACCGACACCTCATGGAGGTGCGCCAAGGCTTCCGCCGTCCGCCGGCCATTGTCATCCGTCTCCCGCAACGCCCCGCTGATGGCACGGACGTTGGGAATCAACTTGGCGAAAGCCGACATATTCTCGTCCGTGCTCTCGCGCAGCTTGAGCAAGGCCCCTTCGAGGCCCAAGGCCGCGATCATTTGCGGGCCGGACTCGAAGCCCAATTGGCGCAGTTCTTTCTGCAAGTCCTGCGACGGCTTGATAAGGGCCATCATCGCGGACCGCAACGCCGTGGCAGCCTCGGCCGGCTTGACGCCGGAAATGGTCAGCGTGACCATCATGGCGTTAAGCTCGTCGAGCGACACGCCCAGCTCCGACGACACAGCCGTTACGCGGCCGAGCACGGAGGCCAGTTCCTCCCCACGCACGCGGCCGATCTGGATGGTGGCAAAGAACTTCGCCGCCACCTCCTCGGCCTGGCTGGAGGCCATGTGGTAGGCATTCATCGTGCCGGACAACAGGTTGACGGCCTGGCCGGCGTCCATCACCGCCACCTTCGACAGCTTGAAGGCCGCCGTCAGCACCTCAGTTTGCTGCGCGGTAGTGGTGAATTGATTCGAGAGCACCTGGTACTGCGCCTCGGCGACCTGCGCCAAGGGGATGTTGAACTCGCGGGAGAGTTGCGCGACGTGCTGCGCGATCGAATCCAGGCTGGTGTTGACGCCCGGAGCGATCGACTGAATCTCGGCCACGCGGGTCATAAACTGCAAGTTGGAGTCGAATGCCTCGTGCATGGCGTCACGGATGGCGCTCAGCGCGCGGACGATGGCCTGCGTCATCACAACGCGGCTCATGGTCTCCCATGACACGATGAACTTGGCCGCCGCCTTGTCGGCCTCTTCAATCGGCGTCTTGTCAATCTGCGGCGTGACCTTCGGCACCTGGGCCGGGGCAACGGCCGCAGCCGGCGCGCCCGCCGCGCCACCACCGGACTGACCAGGAACCGCCACCTGCGACGCGCCGAAGGCCGTATGCAACTTGCCCATTGCGACGGCTGCCAGATCGGCGTTGGCGGCGATGTCCTTCAACACCTGCACAGTGTCTTTCGCGCAGGCGTTCCACACCGCCATCGACTCGGCCACCGAGGACAAACGCCCCTCGAAGCTGCCGAAGGCCACGTCCATCTTCGCCAAGGCATCAAGGGCGGCGGAGGCATCGAATCCAAGCTGTTGAATGATTTCATCAGCCATGATCTACCTCACCTTGAGCTTGGCGGACCGGAGATACTCGAACGGATTGGGCAAGCGCACGGTCTCCGCATACTGGCGGAAGGCGGCCTGCCCCTTCTTCTGAAAGTCGTAGGGGCCGGGCTTCCTGAGATTGAAGCCCCATTGCGTGGCGTCGAAATACTCGTTAATGAGCAGCCACGGCAAAGTTGTCTGGTACTTGAAGACGTAGCGGCCCTTGGCCTCGTCGGTCTCCAAGGCCCCGCTGCTCTCCGCCTCCCCGCGGCTGATGCGACTCGGGGCGACGGGAAAAATCGGGATGCTGTATTCGATGTGGTTGGCCAACGCCCGAAACGTGGCCCGTGACGCCCCGCTCCACACGGGCACTTCGGCCAGCACGGTCGCTTCCAACCATGCCATAAGGGCCTGAGCGATGGCTTCACGAAGATGCTTGTCCACCGCGCGGCGGTATGCCGACAGGTCCAGTCGCGGTGCCAGCAGCGTGCCCGTGAACTTCATGGTCAGGAACCTCCCGTCACTCGGCCGCATCGGGCATCCTTGCCCCCATCAGGCGTGCGTCCCGCACAGACTCGTCGTAAGCGCACGTCTGGTCGAACGCGACGATCAAGGCTTGCGTCTCGACCGTGCAGTCGTCCCAGGCCGGCTTGACGCCTGGCGGCCGGAGTCCTAGGCGCTGGCAGGCGCACCAGACGGCGTACTCGCCGGTTCGGTGGGGAGGCCAGAGGACGCGGGCTTCGGTTCCTGACCAGCTAGAAAAACCTCGCGGGCCTTCTTCAGCTTCAACTCGTCCAGGCAGTTGGCCTCCAGCACGAGGTTCATCACCCGATGGCACTCGATGTCGCTAAGGCCGCCGTTGCGCAGGTCCGTGGCCCAGCCCTTCCAGGTGCGCGGATCGCCTTCCGTCACCGTGTCCCATTCGATCTGGCTCGGTTCCAGCGACTTCATCACCATGTAGCCGAGCCGCTGGCTGGCCCACCCCGCCAAGACCTGTTGGTAGGTGGGGTCGTTCTCCATCGGCACGAAGCCGTCGCGGGTCATCTTGCCGGGCGGAATCGGCCGCGGGCACACGGTCTCGAAGGCGTCCATGTCCCGCACGGGCTGCGCCCGAAAAACGATCTGCTGCTCGCCGCGGGGCAGCACGAGAACCACTTCACTCGGAAGCGTGGTAGGATCAATCCCTGCGATCTTCATTGACTTGTCTCCCTCAGATGATCGAAAAGAGAAGATCGGCAGCGCCGGCGATGGTGCCGGCGCTGCCGGCTAGCCTATTGACTAGCGGAACCGGTCATTTCAGAAAGAGGACCGGGGAGTCGTCTTAGGCGTTCGGCCGGGTGACTTCCGGCTCACGCACCTTGCACTTGCCTGACAGCACGATCGTCGCCGCGCTGTAGTTGATCTCGCGGGTCTCAGCCCGGAACATCGGGAACAGCGTGACTTCCGCCTGCGACGGCGCGCACGGCGGCTCGTAATCGACTTCCAGGTCGATGCAGAAGGGCTCGCACTGGTCGGGCGAGGAGCTAACCCACTCCGACGCCGCGCCCGTGCCCTTCAGGGCCTCCATCGGGCAGACGTGCTCGCCGGTGATCGAGACGATGTGCTCGTACACGGCGTCCAGCTTCACGTCCATCGGGACATCCTTCGGCTCCCGGACGGTATCCAACCGGCCGCGGTCCAGAAGGTATTGGTAGTCCCGGTGCTCGGTGTAGGTCAGGTTCCCGTCACCGATCTTGATGGCGATTTGCTGCGGCCCGAAGGTCAGGACGGCATCGTCGAGATAGGTGCCGGGACCGAGGGGCGGCGTGAACGTAACGCTGAGGGTCGTGGTCGTGGGAGTCGGCACAGCGCCCGTCGTGTTGTTGGTCACGGCCACGGTGCCGGTGTCGCCTGCGCCCGTCATCAGGGCTTGCGGCGCGTTGCCCAGGACACCCTTGAACTCCACGACGTAGGGGCCGCCGGCGCTGCCGGTCACGTCCCAATCGTTGGTCCCGTAGCCGTCGTCCATCGCCACAATCGCCGCCTTCACGGCAACATTGTCGGCGTCGTGGGCGATGGCGGCCGTCGTCTTGCCGCCCCACGTCAGGGTGAAGGTAGTCGTGCAGCCCGACACCGTGACGTTCTGCTTGGCGTTCACGCCCGCGTTGGCCCCTTGCGTGCGGCCGGTGACGGTGTGGACCTGGGGATAGGTGTTGTCCAGGCTGTCGGGCGGGACGACCGGCGGGTTCGTTTCCCCGGCGACGGTAAAGGTCGCGCCCACGGGGACCCTTGCCGGCGTGAGGCTGTTCAGTGCCACACCATCGAGGGCAAGCGTCGTGTCCCCCGGTGCCGGCGGCGTGGTGGGCTGGTTGACCAGCCCGGTTCCGTTCAGACCGTCCATCATGCGGACGGTGCAGTATTTCAGTTCGATGCGAGCCATAGTTGGTTGATCTCCTGTTGCCTAGCCGTCAAGGTCGATAACGTAGCGGGCGTCGATCATCACCTGCTTCTGCCGGTCGGTCTGATCGGTTTGCCCAAAGTGAAACACACGAACTGCGTCGTTACGTCCTGTGCGAGGCAGTAAGCAGGTCACGAGGCTTTCGTCGTCACCAGGTTGATCCCCGTAGCGCCTCAGCGGGATTGGATTGTCCAGCGCCTCGTGAAACTTCCCCACAATGGTGATGATGTCGTATTGGTTCCCGTTGGCTTCGTACCGGCTCGTGAAGAGCACGTTGATGTCAACGCCCAACTCGTAGTAGTCTTTACTCAGTTCCTTGGTGAAGGGGCCTGACATGCGGATTTCCACCCGCGTGGCCGACTCCATGAATTGCGTCGTCCGCTCGTCCAACCCCTCCATCAACGCCGGGATGTTCGCCTCTTTGGCGATCTGTTTCATCAGGGTCGCCACGGATGCGAACGCCCAGCGTGCCCAATTCGGATTCACTGCCATGCGCGCACCTATGGGGTGGTTGCGGGATTGTCGTTGAGCGTTAGTTGGTCGCTTGCGTCCAGCCGCGGTCGCCAGGGGTTGTGGATTTCGTCAATGACTTCCACGCGCCCTTTCAGTTCCTTGCCAATCACCAACCAGGCCGTGTCGAACTCGTACTCCGTGATGCTTTCGATGTCGTAGTGCCGGTCGTTGAAGACGATCCAGTCGTCTCTTTCCAGGACGAGATCGGAGGGCACCTCGCGGCGGTCGAAAAGGAAATGCCGGCCGCCGGTATCGAAACTGGAGCCTTGAATGATCGACCGATTGGCCGTCATCGCCCCCGCGTTCTGCCGCACCTCCCGCTGATTCTTCGCAGGGAGGATGATGACGCGCTTAATCCTCCAGGTCTTGATGGTCCACTCGGTCTGGCCGGTCTTCGTGTCGGCCTGGACCTGGACCTTGCGGCGCACGAATACGGTTGCGCCGTTGCGGCGCTTGTGGACGTACAGTGCCAGCCGCATGAAGCGATCGTGGATGGGATTGGCGTTCTTCATCGTGCTACCCCTGCGGGCATTGGTGCCGCAAGGGGCACTCGAAGTGGCTGCTGGCCAGGGCCTTTTCCAGTCGCTCCATCATGGTCGTGTTCTGCGCGATCACGTCCGTGCAGCGCTCCACCATCGGCAGCAGCACTGCGCGCTGCTCGCCTTCCAACTTGTCGATACGCCTGCTCATGCGCAGTTCGCGGAGCCAGTTCTGCCAGAGGAAGAATCCCACCACCAGAACCAACGGCCCGTACTGCCGCAGCAGCAACCAAAGGTCGGACAGTTCCATACCGAGTCCTCCACCTGCGAAACGAGAAAGGCCGCCCGGCCCGGATGCGCACCGAGCCGGGCGGATTCGTGACCTTGAGACAGCGGGCTTAGCCCTGGAGGACGACGCAGAGGTTCGTGTCCAGGATGGCGACACCCGCGAGGATGTCCAGGTTGACCACCGTGCCGCCCTGGGCGATGCTGTACTGCATCGACACCCTCATGGCGATGTCGTTGTAGACACCGACGTGCGAGAGCACGCCCATCGCGTTGTTCGGAATGGCCAACGGACGGGTGACCAGCGCGATGGCGTTCCGGTGGAAGGCCATGTTCAGCGCGCCGGCCGGGCCCGGGAAGCACTTGTCGGCGGCGGTGATGTCCTGCTCCAGCGGCCGGTCCAGGAAGAGGGCCTGGCACGCGCCGGCGGGATTCGGCGTCCCATCCGCGTCCGCTTGGTAGGACTCGATGATGGTGTACGTGTGCCGCACACCGCCACTGTGCTGGAAAGCGATCAACTGGCCGACCTGCGGAGGCAGGCCCGCCCCGTAGCCACCCACCGTCACGGCCTCGACCCAGCCCGCGAGCTGGGTGGCCGACACGGCGCACGCCTTGTAGACCGTCAAGGCGGCCCCGGCGGAGGTGGCGTACTTGTTCACCTCGTTGAGGGTGACGTGATCCACCGGGGTCCCGGCGGTCGCGGTCACGTAGGTCGGCTGATCGTTGCCGGCCACGGTGACGAACTCGCCACCCGTCGCCAGCGGCGCGTAGCTGCCGGCGGTGATCGCCTGCGACCCGCTGCCACCCGCGGCCAGGGCGGCGGTGACGGTGCCCGCAGCGTCCACGTCGCAGTTGGCAACCGAAACGCTGTTGACGTTCTGGTCCATGTAGGTGTCGAACCCGAGAATCCTTCCCAGGGTGGCGCTTTCCAACGCCGTGCCGAAGTCACCGCGTTGCTGGGCCGCGATGAACAGTTCGTTCTTCAACATCGAGGTCTCGCTGATCGGAGCCAAGACCAGGTTGCGGCCCTCCAGCGGGGCCTTGTTGACGTTCAGCCGCTCGCGGGCTTCCAGCACGTAGTCCTTGCTGTTCTGCGCCGAGAGGTTAGCCAGCCGGCCCACGCGACCGGTCGGTCCGCCCAGGAACCCGTGGACCCGGCCCAAGACGGCGCGGTCCACCGAACGGGCAATGGTAATCATGCCCGGCCGGAGGTAGATGTCCACCAGGTCTTGGAACGACTTGCTGGCCTCGCCGTCCTTGATGGTGAAGCTGGTGTAGAACCACTGGTCCAGCGGCACGCGGACGTTCGTGGCGTTCGCGTCCTGGTTCTGGAGCGTGGTGCCGTCCTTCTTGCGGCGAATCTGGAAGGTGCCGGGCCGGCGGGTGTTCACCACGTCGCCAAACTGGCGGATTTCGTTCTCGAAGTCGCGGTGGACCAGGTTGGCGATCACCATGTTCTCCTGGAGGATCGCCAGGCCCTCGGCCGCCCACAGTTCGGGAATGAAGCCGTTCGCTCCCGAGCCGGTCACGTCGAAGTTGTTGTCGAAGCACGCCACGGCGGCGCGCGAGAGGTAAAGCGGATTCATCGTTGCCACTCCACGTAGTTGTCAGGATCAAGAAACAGAAGAAGCCGCAACGTGCGGCTTCTTACGACGAACCCCTGATGATCGACCGGCTAGCGGTTGGACTGGCCCTTCTGGGGGCGCAACCCGAGCAGAGCAGGGTTCTCTGCGCGAATCTTCAGGTATTGCTCTTGGGTGAGCTTCCTGGGGTCCACTTTGCCGCCAGCACCCGACGCAAGGCCGCCGGTTGCCGCACTCGACCCGATGCCGCTGACGACGCCGGACTTGAAGAGGTTGCCGTAGACCTGCGGCAAGTCTTTCATCCGCTTCACAGCGCTTTCGGGCGTGTGCAAGGTCACAGTCGGTTCCCCGGTGTTGGGATCGGTGTCCGGGAAGTCCACCATGACCTTGAATTTCCCCGTGCCCTTGCCCGTCTTCTCGTCCGTGATCTCGGTCAGGCGGGTCATGGGGCGCAACACGGACATCACCGTGTTGGTGTTGAACGCATCGCCGCCGACGGCCGCATCCATCAAGGCCCGCTCCACGGTGCCCTCGCGGTAGCGATTCTCCCACTGTTCGCGGGCCTTCCTCTCGTCCGCCAACTGTTTCTGGTACTGCTCTTCGAGTTGCTTCTTGTCGTGAGCCAACTGCTGTTCCTTCGTCCGCGTCTCCTTCCGCAGGTCCTCCAACTGCTGGGCCAACTGCTCGCGCTCTTGGATGGTCAGGTTCTTGGACGCTGCCGTTTCCTCAAGCATCTTCTCGACCCGCTGAATCTGCGCCTGATGCTTGCGGCGGTCGTCGGCGAGCATCCGGTTGACATCCTCCTGGCTGAAGCGGCCATCGCCCACGCCAACCCCGGTCCCGGCACCCGCCCCCGCACCTGCGCCGGCACCTGCGCTGGCACCTACGCTTGCGCTCGCACCAGCCCCGGCCCCGGCACCCGCGCCGGCATCGCCGGCACCTGCCCCCGCACCCGCACCCTCGCCCTCGAAACAAGCCAACACCGCACGCGACAGATAGAGAGACTTCATCACTTGTTCTCGCTCCCACGACTGAAAACAGAGACGCGCAGCTACGTCGTGGTCCGCAGGGCGTCATGGATACCACGGCCTTAAAATGGGCCGCCGTGTTGGCCCAGCAATGGAACCCGGCGAACACCGGGTCACGAAACTCGTGACAACCTGACCGCCTGCTCGTCGCGTAGGAAGGGCTTCAAGAGCGACCATGCCAGCGGGTTCGGCACGAGGTTGATAAGATGCTCAATCGGCACCATGTTCCGCTCGTAGTGCGTCCGCACTTCGGCGTGACCTTGGGCCGTGACCGCCAGGTTCTCCAATTCCAACTGCGGGTCCACGCCGTCCAGGAGGCTCAGTGCCAACTCGTACTGGGCGATGCGGATGGGCTCCGGGACCACCGTGTCCGCGCCGCGCGGAAACTCCAACGCCTGGCTCGATTCCGCGGCGCGCTCCTGCTGGCGGTACTGCTCCGCCGCCTTGTGGTCGAAGGTGCCGTTCGTCGGGTCCCGCCAGGGCGGCGGCACCGTCTCATGGAACACCCAGACCGTGTGCTTGAAGCCCTTGAAGCTGAGATTGTCGATCAGCCGCCGGGCCGCCAAAAGCGCCTTGGACTGGTCCGCGGCGTTGGCATCATCCCACGGCTCCGAGTGCAGGCGAGAGTCGAAGTAATCGTCCGCCTCGGCCACCGAGCCATAGATGGATGTGTCAATCGCCATCGGACCACCTCCTACATAGGCGCGAGCCAGTCGAGTTCTTTTCGTCCACGTTCGGTGTACCAGCCTCGTCCCCATAGGTCGGACAACATCTGGAAATACTCTTGGTAGCGCCAGCGGATTCGGTCCATGCCGTAGTTGGCGACCGCCCGCCGGTGGATGTACTTGCGATCCAGCGTCGGGGCGTTGCGGGCCGCGAACAGGAAGTGGTCCAGCGTGCGGCAGCGGAAGCCGGTCTTGCCGTGCTCCACCGTCTCCGGGAACGCGCCCCAGTCGGTCGTGATGACCGGCGTGCCCGCCATCTGCGATTCCACCGCCACGGTGCCGAAGGGCTCGACATACAGCGTTGGGACAAAGGTGGCGATAGCCTGTCCGTAGAGTTGAGCCCGCTTGGCACCCGTGACCGCACCCACGTATTCGAGGTTGTCGCCTTCGTACACCTCGCCGTCTGTGGCGTAAATCCGGTTGCCCTCGACCTTGAGGCAGCCTTGCCCGGCGATCTTCAGCTTGACGCCCAGCCGGTTGCAGGTTTCGACCGCGATCTTGATGCCCTTCCGCTGAATCAGCCGGCCGATATACAGGTAGTAGTCGCCCGGCTCCTTGGAATACGTGTAGTCGGCAGGGTCCAGGTAATTCGGGATCACCACGTCGTAGAACCTGCCATCGGGGTCGTAGCCGCCCTGTGCGCCCCAGACCTTGTGCATGTGGGCATAGGACTCGAACACCCGGTAACGGGCGAACGTCCCGTTGTAGCCGATGCCGTACTCCACCACCAGCACGTCGTCGCCGACCGCCTTCACCAGGGGCAGGTTCATCGTGCCCATGATGATGCACACGAAGTCGCCCGGCTGCTTCCGCTTGTTGATCTCGGCCGCCGCCCGCTCGTTCAAGAGACCCCAGTACGGGGCCTGCCCGGTCCAATCGACATCGTAAAGGGCGTTGGGATCGAACGTGCCGAACCAGCCTTCCTGCTCGGCCGCCGACAGGACGATCACGTCCTCGGTGCATTCCACCCGGCTCCCTTCTGCCCCATAATGGAAGACCTCGTGGCCGAGGCTCGTCATCATTTGGCAGAAGTGGAGCACCTTCGTCGTGAACGCGCACGCAGTATGCTTGGAATGGGTCTGCGTATGCGGCAAAGCCACAACATGGAATCTCATGCGGGTCTCTCTCGCGTTGACGTAACTGGGTTGAGGGTTGAAGTCGCGTCTCTCCCCGCGACTTAGTATTCGGACGAAGCGTAATTGGAGATCAGAGCGTTGGCGTTGCCCACCGTGTTCAGCGCCGGGTTGTAGTTGGTCGTGTTGGATTGGGTGTTCACGGACGTAACCCGGCACAGGCCGCCCACGTAAGCACTCGCACCGTATCCCGCGCCGCTCCCGACCAGGCTGCCGCCGGTGATGTCGATGAAGCCCAAGTTCCGCGCCAGGATGCCCGTGTAGGCACCGCCGATGGCGACAAACGGTGCATTGATGCACGTACTGCCGCCCGACGCATAGAGCCCGGCCCCCGACCCCATGCCGCCGCAACCGCTGATCCCCAGCCATTGATCGGTCGTCACGAAGCCGTTGAACAGCTTCACGCCGTAGTCATAGTTGTTGATGCCGAGGGACTCCAGCAAAATCGACGGGTTGCCTCCGGCCCAGTCGCTTCCCGTTCCGACCAGGACGGCACTCGTCCCGTCATTTCTTACGCCGATCAGCGCCATCTGCCCCAGCGTGACATCGGCCCCAAGATGGAACCCGTCGCCGCTGAAGGTGAGGACACTCTTGAGCACGCGGATGTAGCCAGTGACCGCGCCGCTCGGCACGTCGCTGGAAAAACTCCAGACCTGCAAACTGATGCGGCTGTTCACTGCGTCAACATTCGTGACCTGGTGGCAGCCGCACAGCATCAGTGGCTTCGTGCCACCGCTCGGTATGCGGATCACCACGTAGTCGTTGACTGCCACATGGCTCACGTCGCTGACATTGAGGACGACTGTGTAGCCGCCTCCGATAGCGCTCGTGCTCTGCACCGACGACATGGTGATGTCGTAGGTGTTGACGCCGAGAATCTGAACTCGTGCCCCGCACGGATGCCAGTAGTCGATCTCGCCCACCGACGTATAATGTCCGTCCTGAACATAGAGCGTGGCGGTGTAGGCCGGCGGGATGTACAAGGGACCGATGACCGACAAGAACTTGCCGACCGTCTTCCACGGATTCCCGCTGCTGCCGTCCCCGGTCGAATCGTCCCCGGACGGCCCGATGTAGTAGGTGGTGTCGCCGCTGATGGCCGATCCCGCAGGGCCGGTTGCCCCAGTTGGTCCGGCAGGCCCCGTGGCTCCTGTTGGCCCGGCCGGTCCTGTCGCGCCCGCGGGACCTGTCGCCCCGGTTGCGCCGCCGGACGGACCCGATGGACCCGTCGCCCCCGTTGCACCGACAAGGAAAGCTGTCAGGCCGCCCCAGCGCGTGCTCTGCGGTCCTGTGGCCCCAGTCGGGCCTGTCGTTCCAGTCGCCCCTGTAGGACCTGCCGGGCCAGTCGCCCCGTCGCTTCCTGTGGGGCCAGTGGGACCAGTCGATCCCGTCGCGCCAGCAGGGCCCGTTGGCCCGCCGGACGGCCCCGTTGCGCCGACAGGACCAGTCGGGCCGGTGGGACCCGTCACCCCGTCACCTCCAATGATTCCATTGATCCCTTGGGGACCACTCGGCCCCGTGGAACCAGTCGGTCCGGTCGGCCCAGTAGGTCCGGTCGGCCCACCAGATGGTCCAGTGGCTCCGGTCTCGCCTTGCGGACCAGTTGCGCCCGTGGCACCAACATCTCCTTGAGGGCCTGTCGGCCCCGTGGCCCCGGTTGGTCCCGTGGCTCCATTCGGCCCAGTGCTCCCCGTCAGCCCGGTGGGACCAGTCACACCGGCAGGCCCCGTGGCTCCAACCAAAAATGCCGTGAGGCCACCCCAGCGCGTGCTCTGCGGTCCGGTCGCGCCCGTCGGCCCCGTCGCACCAGTGGGGCCGGTAGCTCCGGTGGGACCTGCGAGACCAGTCGGCCCCGCGGGACCAGTCGCACCGGTCGGTCCGTCCGAGGGACCGGTCGGTCCGGTCGCCCCTGTCGGCCCGCTAGGTCCCGTTGGCCCCGTGGCTCCTATGTTGCCAGTCGGCCCAGTTGCCCCGGTCGCTCCCGCACCACTGGGACCAGTCGCGCCAGTCGGCCCCGTGGCTCCGGTCGCGCCAACGCCCCCCATTCCGCCTGTCGGCCCGCTGGGGCCAGTCGGTCCCGTGGGACCGGCCTGCGTGCTCCACGACAAATTGCCGTCGCCGTCCGTGGACAGGACTTGGTTCGGGGTGCCATCAGCCACCGGAAACGTGAACGGCGAGATCACCAATTGATCGCCGACATCAAATTGGCGGACTTGTCCGCCGTCTACGATCAATGGTTTGTGTTCTGCCACGATCACGCTCCCGATTCATTGCCTACAGCTTGATGGGAGCCATAAGCGTCAAGTCCAGCTTCGTCGCACTCAGCGCCTTCCCAACACGCACAACGAACTGACCGGCCGTGGACGGAGCCGTCGCCGTGAGCAGGCCCGCCGTGGCGGCACTCAAGAAGTAAACCGCCCCCGGCGTCAGGCCGCCTGTCGTCCCGGCCACGGCGTCCCACTGGTCGGTCGTGGCCGTCAAGACGCCATCCAGCAGGACATTTCCCGAAGCGGCTGCCGCGATGGAGGCGTCCTTCACCAGCCCCAGGACATCCGCGGTGGCTTGGGCGTCCGCCTTGGCGAGATCGACGTTGCCATTCGCCTTCATGTAGACCGGCGCACCGATCACGATAGGCGCGGCGTTGTCGTTACTCAGCGGAGTGGCCGCAACGTCGGGATCGACCCATTCGAGCACGGTGCCCGTAGCTGGAACCGCCAAGACCTGTGACGGTGCGCCCATGCTGGCCGGCACTTGAAACGCGCCGGCATCGAGCCCGTCGCCGGACTGGACTTGTTCGAGTTGTCCGTTTTCCAGGACGATTGGTTTACGATACGCTGTCATGTGAGTGCTCCTTAAAGCCGAACCCTTGTTTTGATGTCAACGTCCAGAATCCCCGCAGTCACGGCAATCCCGACCTGCACAATGAAACCAGTTGCAGGCGGCGTCACGGTTATCTGTCCCGCGGCACCGCTCAGGTAGTACACGGCACCCGGACTCAAGGCGGCGTTGCCCGAAGGGACAGACCAGTCCGCCAATTCCAAACGCCCAGCAGGAACGATGCTGGACGTGTCCCCGGCTGCAACGTCGCCACGACAAAAACCACACGTCTGACTCGATGCCTCGGATGCAGCACTCGCTCGGTAAGCCTGCGTATCCTGTTGATTCACGCAGACCGGTTGACCCGCTTGAAGCGATTCGCCAGCCGTTGTCTCAATGTCGGCTGACGGACCGCTCGGGCCGGTCGCCCCCACGGGACCAGTCGGTCCGGTCGGTCCACCAGGCGGGCCGATAGGACCGCTCGGTCCACTCGGCCCGGTGGCTCCAGTTGCTCCCACCCGGCCTAACGGTCCCCGCGGGCCTGTCACGCCAATAGGCCCGGTCGCACCCGTGTCCCCTTGCGGCCCACTCGCGCCGACAGGCCCGCTGGGGCCTGTCGGACCTGTTTCACCTGTTTCACCCTTCAGCCCCATCACACCGGCAGGTCCGCTTGGACCTGTCGGACCGCCGGCCGGGCCTGTTGCACCAGGCGGACCCGCAAGTGGTGATTGTTCGTAGTCAAACTGCATGACTATGCCCAATCACGTTAGGGTGTGAATGTGTGCCAACTCAGGTTCCCACCCGAGTCCGATGCCAGATACCAGCAGAGATTGTTGCCAGTTGGCGCAGGCGGCAGTCCCGCACTGGGACCTGTCGCACCTGTGGCACCGCGCGGGCCAGAGGCTCCCTGTGAGCCCGTCGCGCCACGGGGACCAGTGGGACCCGTCGCCCCGACCGGGCCCACCTCACCCGTGTCTCCCACGTCACCCTGCGGACCCGTCGCACCGCTAGAGCCTGCGGCACCGACGAGACCAGTGGCCCCGGTGGCTCCAGTCGCGCCCACGCCACCTTGCGGGCCTGTGGCACCGGCGGGGCCTGTAGCCCCAGCAGGGCCCGTTGCACCCACGACACCTGCGGTGCCCTCTGGACCAGTAGCACCGGCGGGACCCGTCGCTCCCGCGAGCCCTGCCGCACCATTGGCACCAACAGGACCGCTTGGCCCGGTCGCACCAGTACGGCCCAATGAACCTTGTGGGCCTGTCGCCCCAGCAGGTCCAGCAGGACCTGTGGCCCCCGTGGGACCAGGTGCTCCGGTCGGTCCAGTCGGTCCGCCGGACGGTCCGGTCGGGCCAACATCGCCGGTGTCGCCCTTCGGCCCGGTCGCCCCAAAAGGGCCCGTGGCTCCGGCAGGCCCGGTTGCTCCGATGTCACCCTGGGGCCCGGTCGCTCCCACAGGACCCGTAGCCCCGTCAGGTCCGGTGTCGCCGATGGGACCTGTGGGACCAGTTGGTCCATCCGCCCCGTCAGGCCCGGTCTCGCCGAGCGGCCCGGCGGGTCCGGTAGCTCCCAGATCTCCTTGCGGTCCCGTAGCTCCCGCCACACCTGCCGGTCCAGTGGCTCCAGGCACGCCTTGTGGCCCGCTTGGACCAGTGGCCCCAGCAGGCCCGGTGGCTCCAACGCCTTGCGGCCCCGTCGCCCCGGTCGCTCCGATCACGCCTTGCGGCCCTGTTGCCCCGGTGACTCCGATCTCGCCCTGCGGCCCGGTCGGTCCCGTGGAGCCGCGGTTGCCTTGCGGCCCTTCCGGTCCGGTTGCCCCGACAGGACCCGTGGGCCCGCCAGTTGGCCCAGTCGCCCCGACAGGGCCAGTGGCCCCGGTAGGTGTGCTGTAAGTAAACATGGCTTCAGACCCCCATCCACGCCAGGTCTTGACCGGGGCTCAACGACACCGCGTAAACCTGCGACGGGTCTTCCACCGGCAATTCGATCGCGCTGCCCGGCAGAATCGGCATCCCGCCCGTGCCCGCGTTCGAGTCCGCCGTCACGCACTTGCAGCCGACGTACACGACATCGGTGTTCGGCGTGAGATCATCCGGTCCCGGTGCGCGCAGGAGAATGCCGCGAACGAACTTCATGGACAAAGTGGTCAACGGCGCTGGCGACGTGCCCACCACCGCATGTCCGTGCCTCAACTCGCTGGACGGCGAAGTTTCTTTGACTTCCCACATCGTTGCGGCTCCTCTAAAGTTGCTTGCCCTTCCCGCGGACGGGCGGCTTGGTGTCGTGGTCGAGCGTCGTGTCCCGGCTGGTCGCCTTCTCCTCCTTGCCAGCGGCGGCGTTCGCCGAGAGATCGGGCACGCCCCGCGCCCCGGCATCACCGCCCATGTTGCCCACGTCGCTGAGGTTCGTGGAGTCAGACCCGAAGGTCTTGCCCGTCGCCGGATCGCGCCTCGTGCCGCCGGTCGTTTGATCGCCGAACGCACCGCCCTTCTGCTGAGCTTGCAGAATCCGAATCGCCCTGGCCGCATGATCGGCACGGGCTTGCAGGTGCTCGTCGTCGTTGAAGCCGAGTGCCATCGCGGCCGTCTTCTCGCCGCACAGGCCCGCCGTGACCGCCGCAATGATGGTCGTCGGATCACTGGTAGCGTAAGGGGCCTTGTCGATCTCGGCGAAGATGGCTTGAATGTCGCCCACGCTGACCTTGCCGCCGAGCAAAGCAAGCACGATGTTCTTCGCCAACTCGCGCTTGACCTTCTGGCCCGGCACTGCGTACATCAACTTGACGAGATTCTCGGCTTCCGTGATGCGGTCGGAGTCCGTCTTGAGGCTGTAGCGGTCCGGGTACTTGATCGTGGCGACATTCCGTTTCGCCGCATCGCGTTCCTCATAGGCCGCCCAGAACTCGGCGATCTGCCGCTCGGCGGCCTCCAGCACCAGGCCGATGTAAGACAAGCCGGCTTCAAGGCCCTGGTTGTCCATCGACTTCGATTCCGCCGTGGCCCGATTCGCCGTGTTGGCCACCGCCAAATGGATCAGCTTGCGGATGTCGTCCTCCAGCTTGGCTTGCAACTCCATCGACGCCTTCAAGGGCTCGCTCGACGGATTGATAAAGGCCGGAGCATTGGCCTTCATGTCGTAGGTCCGGCCTTGCGTCGTGCCGACCTTGATGTCGGAGTCCGCACCTGGCTGACCGCCCGTTGTCGCCGTGCCGTCCTCGCCCACCGCAGTCTTCAGGTGGGAGCCCATCGCCCGCTGGTCCTTCTGCTCGATGTAGAAAGGGAAGTTGCTCTTCAGGGCGTAGTTCACGTCACTGGACCCGAGATTAAGCAACGCGATTTGGTGGTTCACCACGTCCTTAATCATGCTGTCGCCGATGTCCAACAGCACGAAGGGGATGCGGGTCAACTCCAACTCCACGGCCCCGGCCGGATTCCCCTGGCGGTCGATGGGATTGCCGGCGGTGTCCAGGAATTGCAAGTTGACCTTGCCGGTGTCACGGTCGATCCACAACATGCGGAACCGCTCGACCGTGGTGGTCGGCAGGTAGGTTCGCTGATCGAAGTTGAGCACCACGTCGCGGAGCAAGAGCGCCTGGAACGTGGAGGGCTCATCCGGCTTGGCACAAGTCCAGCTCAGAATGTCTTCGATGGGGTAGAAGTACAGGTAGGGCCGAACGCCCTTCACGTCGGCCAGCGTGGCGTTGCCCGGGACCTCCGGGGAATCCACGTAGACGCCGACGCGCCCCATAATGAGCAGTTCCGACAGCACCTTGATACCGAGGAATCCGTTCATCGTGTTGCCGCGCAAGTCCACGCCCAGGCTCAAACCGTTGATCGCCTCCTGGTATGCGTTGCTGCCGCCGCGCCGAATGGTGTCGCGCAAGCGCTGGAAGATGGCGTTGCGCACGTCGTCAATCGCCACCCGCGCATAGCTGGGGATCGGCGTCATGTTGAGCCGATTCTGAAAGTCCTGCTCGTCCTCGCGGCCACTGAGTTTCTGGAGATACAGCTTGCGGAAGTATTCGCCGCCGTTGTAAGTGATGCGCCACTTGCGCCAATCCAGCAGGCTGCTGAGATAGCTCGGGTGGCGGACTTCAACGATGTTGGTGATGTATTGAACAACCACGAGTACATCCCCTTACAGAACTTTGCCGATGTTGGTGCCGCCACCAATGCCTGCGGCAAAGGTCAGTCCGATGTCGGCGTAGACCAGCGAGTGCGCGTAGTGGTCAGGTCCAGTCTCAACGTAGACCGCTTCTGGGTTGCCGTGGTCATCCTTCTCGTAGGTCCGCACAAGGTTCTTCAGGTGCTCGCGGTACTCCACGGAAATGTCTGCCGGCAACAGCAGCCGCGTCGGGTTCGTCTTGAAGCGGCCGAGCGTGCAACCCAGCCAGTTCGTCCGGTCCACCGTCGCCATCGGGGCTCCGGTGTCCTCTTCAGAAAGTGCGATCTCCTTCGCGGTCTGGCCGCGCCGATAACGGGTCAGCCAGACGTAGCCGTGAAACTTACGGGCAAAGCGGCGGGCATCGTTGATGTTCGGGTCGGCGTCGATGACGCAGGCCAGGACTTGCCACTCCCGCATCAGTTGTCCGAGATAAGTGAAGTCGTCTTCCCGGAACTTGCCGTACCAAAGCAGCTTGCCCAACGCCGCCAGGTTGATGTCCACGCGACGGTCGCCATCGACCGTCCAGTCCACAACGGAGATGTAGCCGGTCTTGCCCTGGTCCACACCCATCGTGATGCACCGCCGGCCGCCGACCACCGGCCGCAGGTCGGTGATCGAATACTTCCGCACGGCGTTATCCAGCATCGTGTCCGTGACCTGGGCGTTCTCGCCGATGAACGGCACGCCCAGCTTGGAGTTGTGAAACTCCTTGTTCGCTATCTCGTCGCCCTGACCGCGAAAATAGGCGATAGCGATTTCGCCCGGACTCACGGTGGACGAGTAAAGCTGATTGGCGTAAAAGCCACGGGACTCCTGCGGGTCCACATTGGGATTCGTCGGCTGCCACAGGCCGTTGGCCAGAAACATCGGCTTGGCGGCATGGTCCAGCTTGTGCTTGCATTCCTTGCACTTGAGAAAGGATTCGGCGGTGCGCGGGTCGCTGACCGTTTCACCAACGATCTCGAAGCAATCGGGCCACACCAACTCAGTCGATCGGCTGCAACACGGGCACTTGAAGAAGAAGTGCTCTTGCGTGCTGGTGAGGTACAGCCTATGGATGCCGTACTTGGGAACAGTCGGCGTCGATATGGCGACGACGTGCTTCTCGATCTGGCCGGAGAGGCGTTCCAAGGCCAACCAAATGGCCTTCGTATCCATCTCGTCCAACTCGTCCAGGACCAGTTCGGAGACCGGGATGGACTTCAGGTTGGAATCGCCACGGCTCCCGCGGATGTAGAGGACGTTGGTGCCGGTCGATTTCAGGCCGACCGTGTTGGTATCGACGAACAGTGACTTCAGGTAAGGGCTGAGCTTCAGTGCGGTGGTGAAACGAGCCTTGGAGAAATCGCTCGCATTCAAGGTCGTCGGAAGCACGTACAGCACGTCACGCTTCGCCTGGTCAAGCGTGAAGAACGCCCGATTGATCCCCGCTTCCGTGATACCCAACTGTGCCGCCTTCATCGCCACGGTGAAGGCGGCCTTGCTGTTGTGAATCTCGCGGCACCAAGGATGGTGCAGGAAGCTATAGGGACCGGGGAAAGGCGCTCCCATCACCCGGCGATGCTCGGCCCACCGGCTACACGACAATAGAGACGAGTTCTCCAGGCCGCGGGTGATGCCCTGCTCGAAGGCATCCCACAGATCGGCATGGCTGTCGCGTGTCTGAATCGTCATGTAGCCACCGCTGTATTCGAGGTTGCATGTTCAGGTTCGCTCGGCATGTTGCTCGGTCAGTGCGTTCGTCCTGTGCAACCTCGTGTTTCCTTAGCCGGCCGCCGGAGCCGCGTTGGCGGGGGCCGCATCGGCAATCGGAGCCGAATCGGCGACCGCGGGTGCATCGGTGGCCGGAGCCGCATCAGCGGGAGCCGGGTCGGCAACCGGGGCCGCACTGGCTGGCGTGGCATCGGCGACCGGAGCCACTTCGGCAGGGGCCGCATCGGCGGAAGCCACCTCGGCAACCGGCGCGGCCTCGGCGAGAGCCGCATCGGCAACCGCGGGCGCATCGGCGGCCGGAGCTGAAACGACGGGAGCCGCGGCGGCAACCGGAGTCGCATCGGCGGGAGTCGCATCGGCGACCGGGGCCGCATCGGTGGAGCCCGTGGTGGCGGGAGTTGTATTGGCGGGGGCCACATCGACGGGAGCCGCACCGGCAACCGGCTCGGCTACTTGGAGGCCAACCATCGACAAGGCGGATTCGATCTTCCGCACGGCCGCTTGAATCAGCGCGGGGCCACAGCCGCTTGGCACATGACCGCCCGCATCGCGGAAGCAGGAGTACACGTCCACCTCGGCTTCCTCGACGCCTTCGGGCAACTCGATGTCCACGAAGGAGTGAAAGCTGCGGTTTACCGTCGCCGTGCGTTCGCCTTTGGGCGTCATCAGGATGACGGTCACGTATGGGTAACTGCTACTGTACGGAAGCGCGACTCGCATGGCTTTCCTCCACTGCTTGAGCTATTTCCAAGAGGTTGGACGCCATCCGGCGAAGCGGGGCGGGATCACCACCCGGCGCGCCAAGATGCGTGTAGACTCGCATCATTTCCACGACTGCATTGCAGGTGACAAGGGCATGGTGCCAGAGGCGCTTGCCGTCTTCGACCACAAGGCCGGAGACAGGTGGCAGCTTCGGTGTCGCCGGCCCTGGCGGACAATTGGCGCACCGTCGCTCGGCCATCACTGCCTCCCGAACGCTTCATTCATCAGCCGGACGGCCTCGTCGATGTCCTGTGTCCGCACGGTTTTGTGTCCGCAACGGAGCGCGAAGTAGACCGGGACGCTGGTGATGCCCCACTTGGCCGCCAGATCAGGGTACTTGTCGATGTTGACCCGCTCGACAACAACGCCCTTTTGTTCCAGGGCGTCCAGCTTCGGCTCGCCCGCGCGGCAGGCCGGGCACCAGTCCGCCCCGAAGGCAATGATCTTCGGCGGACAGCACTGCTTATGCTGTTGCTCAGGTTGCGCCGGGCATTGCTTGTTGGGCGCTGGCCACGGGGCCAAAGGTGTCGGCGGCTCGCAGCCCAGAAACAGGATGGTCGCCAGGATGGCTGACAACGGCAGCAACACGGACGTGTAAAAAGATCGTGAATTCATACTGACCATCCTTTTCCGGTGCCGAGCATTTCGAGGCCCGGCCCCGGTCGGCTTACAACACCGACCGGGGCGAGGGGATACCAAAGACCTGTCAAAAGTGCGCGTGATTCAGAGGCGTGACAGGTTTACTGAGAATCGCCCGGCTGCGTATGACCGTAGCGGCGAGCGATGATCCAGGGATGCTATCCCTGGAGGGGCTGACAGCTTCACTTGGCCGGAGCCGCCGGGGCAGTGGGAGCCGCAGGCGCAGCGGGAGCGGCCGGGCCTGGGACCGGATCGCTGGCCTGCTCGATCACGGCGATCTTCGCCTTAATCAAGGCCATGCCCTCGGGCGTTGCCAGCTTCTTGTCCAGCACATTCTCGTAGGTGGCTTCCAGGTCCTTCTCGATGGCGTCGTTGCCGGCTTCCACCAGCTTGGCCAGATCGTGAATCTTCGTCAGCAGGTCGCTCACGTCGCCCACAACGAAGTCTTCCAGTAGCTTGGGGAGCAGCGTGAGGCCGACAGCCCGCAACTTGATGGCGAGTGCCTGGGCGGCCCGCTTCTTCTCCACCAGTTTCTCGTTCACGCCGAACAGGTACTTGCCGGCCTCGCGGCCAAGCAACACGCACACGAGAGCAACCAGGATCAACAGCACAACGGTCGGGTTCATACTTCTTCTCCGAGTGTGGGAATGCTGCGTCAGGCAGCGGGCAGGTCACAGGAAACAGACACGCGAGACGGCGGCTACCTCACGACCGGCAGCCACTTCTCTTTCAGTTTGCGGCCGTAGCCGATGGCCAGGCCCAAGAGCACCGCACCTCCGCAGACCGGAACCACGACATACCAGGCCAGCAGTGATTCCACAGCGTCCACAACCGGCGACGCGCTATCGTCAGTCGGTTGCGGCTCGGGATCGGGACTCGGCTGCGGAGTCGGGTTCGGTTGCGGGTTCGGATTCGGCGCGGGGCACCGTCGCTCCATTTCCCGCCGCCAGGGCAAGATCGGCCGGAGACGTTGCGCCTCGCCCACCGCATTGGCCAGGGCACCATTGAGCCCCGCGGCCGTCAGAGGGATGTCCTTTGCCGACGCCTCGTAGATCACGTTGCCGGCGGCATTCTGCATCCGCACGGTAGGCAGGGCCTTGACGTTGGGCGCATAGCGTTCCGTGTAGACCGCGGTATCGGTCGTCACCGGGCAGAAATGCACCTGACTCTTCAGCTTGGCGAGGCTCGTATTGCTCTCGAACCAGCCGAGGATCTCCTTGTAGCCGGCATCGTTCGCGTTGCCGACGACACTGATGTACCACTTGCCCTGATCGTTGGGCAGGTTGACCACGCGCTCTTCGGCAAGAACGCCGTTCACCGTGTCGGCGAGGCACGGGGCCCCGGCCGCCGCGAGCATGAAGACACACAGGACAGTCAGTAGCAGCTTGTTCATTGTTCTCTCGCTTGTGAAACGGACCTTGACGTTATTGTGGAAGCGGAGCCGCCGGGGTGTAGATTGGCGTTATTGCCCATCCCAGGCTTGCCTTCCATTCAGCAATCAGCGTCTCTCGCGGAACCCAGACATAGCTCTCGACAGCGTTGTTGTCCAAGAGGGCAGCCCACTTGTTGTCGAGATACACCAAGGCGACCATGTGCGCCCCGCCCAGCACCGTGATGCCGCAGCCCCTCCGCGTGCGGCACGCCCACTCCAGGAACTTCACGTCACCGTTGGTGACGTAGGCGTAGCGAATCCTGGCCGCATCCAGCTTCTTGGCCATGTCGTCGGGCCATTCGCCGGCACCGTAATTCCGTCGCACCCAATCGGCCGTGTGATAGCGGCCCTGCCAACGCAACAGGGAAACCATCGAGGCCCAGGTACAGGACCCGTCACCCTCCGCTCCCTGCCAGTTGCTCTGCCGCATGGAAAGCGGCAAGTTCACTGTGGGGCGCTCTTTCTTCACCGGCCTCAGCTTGAGGCTGTCGTCACTGCACCCGCTGAGCAACAGGCACAACAGCGACACCGCTAAGATGTTTCGCGTCATCGCATCCTCCGTGGCTTGAAGACCAGTTCCCGCCGCCGGAGCGTGCGACAAAGGTGATTCGGATTCCAACGGGCGGCGTCACTCGTGTTGAAGATTCCGATGTTCGACAAGCCCGCGGCGACCCACTCCGAGCAGAAGATCATGTGCAGGTCTTGCTCGCGGAAGCATGACTCGATCAAGGACAACCCGACGCCAGCCGACCGGAACGCCCCCATCTCGTCATAGGGCGTATGGATCGTGGCCATCAGGAACTCAGTCAGCCGCTTGTCTTCGCTCTCATAGAGCGGCCGATAGAGCGGATAGTGCCACACCTTGCCGTTGTAGGCCGGGAGCATCTTGTCGAGCACATGCGCCTGTGTCCCGTCAAAGCACTGCCCGGCGATCTCGCAGGGCATGTTTTCCAGCGTCGTGGACTCGAACAGCAGCAGCCGGCCGTCATCGGCATGGGCCATGATTCCCACATGGCTGATGCCCCACCACGGAAGCCCGTAGGTGCCGACGTTGATGAGGCCGCTGATCCAACTGTTGCCCGAGAAGCCGATTACGTCCCCGGCCTTGAGATCATCCGGGTGGACGATCTTGTTCACGGTGCGCCGGCGCAGCGCCGGAATCGCAGTGGCCGTTGCCGGCGGCGGCGCACACCCTTGGCCGCAATGGGGAAGGCTCGGGAACATGCTCAACCTCTTCACCGTTATGGATCATGGTCCGCACCGCGCGACTGTAGCCGTGATAGCGCTTCTGGTCGTTCGCCCAGCAATCTTCGCAGCGCGTCTCACCCGCGTAGGTGATGATCTTGCCGCACGCACACCACTCGGGCATCTGCATCTAGGACTCGTTTGGAGCCGGAAGCGCTAAGGCCGTATCGTTGCGGGCCTGGTCGATGACGCCGATGACTTCGTGGATCAACGGGTCCACGATCTGCTCGTAGTTGGGCAAGTCCGAGAGCCGGTTCACGAGCACCCGGCAAATCTCCATCCCGACCCGCAACAGCGTCGGCTTCGCCAGCAGGGTGCCCAACCGCTCCTCGATCTGGTTGCAGGTCTTGACCAGCTTTTCGAGCGTGAGGATATGGCTGTTTACACGCCCGAAGAGCGCCATGCGCTCCACGTCTGATTGAGCGGAATTCCACAGCCGCTCGATCATCATTCGCGTCAAGGCGATCTCGTCACGGAGCGATTTGATGTCGTCGTGCTCGGACAAGGCGGCCAATCTGGCGCGATCCTGGGCCTGGGCCAAGAGATACTGCCGCAGCCCCTTTACAGGCGGCCGGTACGAGCCGGCGTGGACCTGGCAGTAATCGGACCCTTCCAGAGCCGCGGTCATGCACTGACCGGTGCCCACCGACGCCTTGCAGCGCCGCGGGTCCGCCATGTCCGTTACCCGCTCCATGCGTTACCTCAGTTAGCCCTGCCACAGAGATTCTCCACCATTACCAGACGGCAGAAACGCGGCTTTTTCTAATCGAAAACGAGAATTCCGTCGCCGGGCACTCTAGGGCTGCCAAGATCGCTGATTCAGTAAGAAGAAAGGCATCCCATGCAGCACAACCGACCACGACCGCCCGCACCGCCGCCGCGTCAAGGCGGCCCGAAGCCCAGCTTGCCGATGGTCCAGCTTCCCATCTACCGCGTCAAACAGCGGCATCTGGAAGCCTACCTGGCGAAGGTCTACCGGATGGACGGCTTCGACTTCCTGCTGGCGGTCGGAGCCACGCCGGGGATGTGCCCGGAGTACCGGGTCAGCCCCGCGCTGCCGCCGGCCTGGAGCGCCCGGCAAGAGGCCGATCGCATCCGCCGCGGCCACCCCTCGCGCAACGTGGGGCTGATCCTCAACGTGCTCTGCCTGGACGGCTACATCCCGGCGGGGGCGTACACCATCGACACGCACCCCGAGCCGCCCCCAGGCCAGGTCTACCGAGCCTTGCTGATGAAGACCGGCTATCCCGGCCACCCCGACTGCGTAGCCTTCCGGCGGGAGCACCGCCACGAGCGCGCGTTTATACAACTAGCTGCGCAGATGGACAAGACAGTCTTGGAATGCCAACGAGAGCAGAAGTGA